ACTTGCCGCAGCCGTCCGCCGCGGCGCAGGCCGCACCGAAGCCGCCCGGTGGCGGCGGCAGCGAGCGCCAGTGGCCGGAGCCGTCGCACATGACATCGACGACCTGGTTGCTACCGCCATGGCTCGCGATGTCGGTCCCCGGGTTGTCGCGCGCGGTCGTGTCGGCGTCGCTCGTCGTGTAGCGCTCGCCGGCCGCGCGCGCGGTCGCGTCGCAGGTGATCGCGGTGATCGTGGCGACCGTCTTCTGGATGGTCCCACAGGCGGGGCCCACCGCCTTCACGCGCACGAGCTGCTCGATCGACTGGCTGCTGAGATCGTAGAGGACGATGTTCAGGTACTGGTCGGCAGCGAGCCGCGTGCTCGGATAGGTCGAGAGCCCGTTCCCGATGCCGCACTTTGCGCCGTCGTCGCAAACGCAGACGCGCGAGCGGTTGGCGATCCCGACGAGATCGCCCGGTGTCGTCGGCTCGATGATGTTCGCCGAGACGCCGTCGGCAGGGATCCCCGCCAAGGGGGCACCGTCCCCGTCGACGAAGTTCTCGGGGAAGCCGAGTTCCATGCCGCGACTCGTGATCGTGTCGACCTGCGTGCCGGTGCAGGTGCCGCCGCCAGCGCAGGTGCCCCCGTTGTCGCAATGGTTGCCGTTATTCGATCCGCCGACACAGGTCCGCATGTACTGGTTGCCGCGGTTCTGCACCCAGTAGGTGCCCGAGCGCACCCGGTAGCCGCCGGCCGAAGCGTTGGCCCAGTCCTCCTCGCCGTTGTAGTCAGCACCCGCGCCGTAGAGCTTGAGGCCGTTCACCGCGATGCGGACGGTCCCGAGGTTGTACTGGCTGCCGACCGGATCGCGCGGGTCGTGGATGCAGGTGTCGGTATAGTCGCCCGAGGTGCTGTTCCAGCAGAGCCGCGTGCCGGTCGCGCTGGAGAGCCGGTTGCCCTTCGAGACGAAGACGATCGGGTCGAGGTAGATCGTGCCGCCCGGGTTCATGTGGAGCACGAGCCAGTTGAGGTCGTCGTCGGCGTCGTCGTAGATCGGCTCGCCCTGGAAGGTGCATTCGGAGGGCTGCACGACGGTCGGGTCGTCGGCCGAGTAGTTCGTGCCTCGATACCAGCCGCAGATCCCATCGGTCCCGCACTGGCAGATCTGGACCTGCGTGCCGTCGCCGTCGTAGTCGCCGTTGTCGGCCGGGAACTCGGCCACGTCGTAGCAGGGCGCGCCCGCGACGCAGCTCGCGATCGTGGTGCGCGCATAGGCCGGCTCCAGGAGATCGGGCGGGTTGATGCGCCCGTCGGACTGGACCTGGATCGCGTAGGGGCCGGTGAGATCGACCGCGCCGACGTTGAAGCCCCAGATGTCGCCGCCGAAGCCCGACTTGTCGCGCAGCGCCAGCGACTGGCCCGAGGTGGTGTTGGCCGGGATATTGAGCCCGAAGGCGTCGAAGCTCGCGCCGGCCGCGTTCGGGACGATCGCGGTCGTCGAGGTGTTGTTGATGACCGGGACGGTGCCGGCCGTGGTGGTGCCGCTACCGGAGACGTTGCCGCCGCCGGCCGGCGTCGCGCAGCCGGCGGCGCTGCCATCAGCGTTGATGCCCGTCGCGAACTGGCCGGCCGTGCAGTCGCTCGGGTTGGCCGCGAGCGCGGCCGCCGTCGTCGCCGCGATCGAGCCCGAGCCGGCGGCGCTGATCGAGGCGCCGGTCCCGACCACCATCGCCGCCGAGGTGTTGGTCCCCGAGGTGAGGCCCGAGAAGGCGGAGCTGCCGCCGCCACCGCCCGCGGCGCAGCCCTCGGCCGTGCCGTCGGCCGCGATCCCGGCGGCGAACTGGCCGCCCGGGCAGTTCGCAGGATTCGCAGCGAGCGCTTGGGCGGTCGTCGCGGCGACCGTGCCGCCAGTCGAGTCGAGGGTGGCGCCCGCGCCGACGTGCATCGTCGCCGTCGTGTTGGTGCCCGAGCCGATCCCATTGAAGGTCGAGACGCCCGGCGGCCCCGCGGCGCCGCCACCCATCGGGATCCAGCTGCCGCCCTGGCAGATGCAGGGCACCTGGGTCGTGCCGGTGCCCGTGCAGGCCGCCGAGCTGGCGGCGTTCGTGACGACGACCTGGAGCCCGACGTTCACGGTCGACGAGCAGACGTAGGGCGGGTTGCCGAGCGCGCCCGCCAGCACCTTCGACGGCGCTCCGCCGCCACCGCCCGTCGCGGTCCCCTGGTGCGAGGTGAAGGTCGGCTGAAAGCTCTGCCCGCCGAGCAAGAGCGCCAGCCCCGCGAGCAGGAGAGCGCGTCCGCGCATCTACTTCCCCTGGATGTCGCAGCGCAGGATGCAGTTCGCGCAGGAGCCCGAGGGCTCCGCCGCCCAGAGCCCGTCGCCCATCGTGAAGAGCGCGTTCGGGGTAACGCCGCCCGCCACCGCGTTCAGGTAGGGGAGCGCGTTGCAGACGTTCATGACCGTGCCGGCGCCGGTCGCGCAGCGGTGCATCTGGAGCGTCACGTTCGAGCCGGTGATCGAGGCCGCCGGCACCGTCGTGTCGGGGTTCCAGACGCACTCGGTCGCGGTATTCACCTGCAGGACCGGCGAGACGAGCCCGTCGGCCGGCGCCCACTGGAACCAGCCGCCGCTCGCCTGATCGGTCGAGGTGATCACCGTGCCGCCCTGGCCCACCCAGTTGGCGGCCTCCGCCGGCAGCGCCAGCAGGAGCGCGAGCCCGAGCCCGAGCGCGCGCACAGGCTAGCCCTCGCCCGAGAGCCTGCGCAGCGCGTCCGTAGCGGGATCGTCCGCGGTCGGCGGCGGAGGCGGCTTGGGCTTGGGCGTCGGCGGCGCCGGCTTCTCCTCGCCGAAGCGGACGCCGGGCGGCTGCTCGTAGTGGCTGACGACGCCGTTGATGACGACCACGCGGTGCGGCTTCTGGCCGTTGAACTCCGCCATCAGGTGCGGCCGAGCAGCACCATCGGCTGCCCCGAGACGACGCCCGCGCCGGGCGCCGTATTGCCCACGAAGGAGACCTGGTCTCCGACCGTGAACTCCAGCGTCTGGCCGGCGGCCGCGACCGCGTTCCAGAAGAGGCCGAGCTGACCGGTCGTCGTGCCGCCCGCGTCGGCAGTCGCGTTGCCGAAGGTCAGCGAGCCGAGGACCGTTCCGGTCGTGCCGCCCGAGCGCACGTCGAGGACGCCCGAGGCGCCCGAGAGCGTGGTCGTGACGACGCCGAAGACGCCGAGCACGCGCCCCGAGAAGGGCGCCTTGAAGGTCCGCCACATCGTCGACGCCGTGAAGACGATGTTCGAGGCGGCGTGGGTCAGGAAGGGCGAGAACTGCGTGTAGGGCATCGGGAGTCTCCTGCGCGGCCCGGGGTCTAATCGCTAGGCGACGTACCCGAGTCCGGCCGGCGGCGTTGCCATCTTGTTCGGGTTGTCGTTGCTCGTGAACCAGATGATGCGCGCCTCGCTGTCGGCGGTGAAGGTCCACGGGCACGCCCAGCCGAGCAGCGCGTACCAGGCGACGCCCTTGCTGCGGCCGTAGTCGGCGGGGATCGCCGCGCGCACCTCGGGCGGGATCACCGGCCCGCGCACCACCGGGTCGGCGCCGAACATGACCGCCTCGCCGCAGATGTTGCTGGCGCCCATGTTGGAGGTGAGCGAGTCCTTGGCGTTGGTCTCGACGAAGCGGATGCCTTCGAGCATCCCCACCTCGCCGGTCATGATGTTCTCCTGGTCGTTGTACTTGTGGGCCTCCATCCAGTAGCTGTTGGTGGCCGCGGAGATCGTGCCCTTGACGCCGCGGATCGCCTTGGTCGAGCCCACGAAGACGTAGTTCTCGCCGTCGTAGGGCGGCGTCAGCAGCACGCTCGACATGTAGTCGCGCGCCACGATCACGTCGGCCATCGAGATGTTGACGTTGGCCTGCACGTTGACCGAGCCGCCGCCGCCGCCGTTCGGCGGCAGGCCATCGCCGTTCGGGTCGGCGAAGATGCCGCCCGCCGCGTCGTTTCTCGGCACGTACCAGACGCCCGAGCGCTTGAAGTAGCTGGCGGCCAGCGCGTCGAGCGTCTTCGCCTGGTCCTGCATCAGCGTCTTCTGGATGACGTTGTTGGGATCCCACTTCGAGAGCGCTTCGAGCTTCCCGGTGTAGGGGACCGAGTTGCCGTACTCGGTCACCACCAGGTGGCCCTTCTTCACCTTGAACTTCGACTCGGGCATCACCAGCGACTCGTCGAGCCCGCTGCGGTTCGTGGCCGGCGTGATGTTCGAGATCTTGTCGAAGTCGATGGTGTCGCCGACGCCCTTGCCCATGCCGGGCTCGTCGCGCACGAACTGGTCGAACTTCATCTGCGGCTGCGCGGCATAGCGCAGCTCGTCGGAGAGCTTCGGGTTGGCGAAGTAGCCGCCGTCGGCGGCGATCTGCCAGCGCTGGCCTTGTCCTGCCATGTCGAGCGAACCTCACGGGCTCGCCCACGCTGCTAGCGCGTCTGGACTCCGCCGAGGGCACCGAAGGAAGGCGGCCGGTTGCGCTTGGCGCGCAGCTCGGACTGCTCGCGCACGTAGCGATCGAGCGTCGTCTCTTCGGGCTCGGGGGGAGGCGCCGGGCGTGCGCCCGAGGCGCCGCCGGCCGTTCCACCGCGTGCAGTGTGGGGAGTCGTCCCACCACCCGGGGCTAGCGCAGGCGGGGGCGGCGCGGCGTACGAGGGCTTGTAGCCGAGCGCGAAGCCGTGGACTCCAGCCACGCGGTTCGCGATCTCGTCGCAGAGAGCATCGTCGAAGAGCGTTCGACGCCGATGCAGGCCCGGGTCGGCGAGCGTGCGTAGCACCTCGGCATCGACCTGCGGCCTGAGCGAGCTGAGTTCCGGGTAGCGCGCGTAGAACCACTTGGTGCGTTCCATGAGCGCGTACTGGGCGTTCATCTGCTGGAGGGTGTCGGCGCTGGAGGCGCGCGTGCGCGACTCCACGTACTCCACCAGCTCGTCGATGTCGCCCTCTTCGAGGCCTCGTTCCACGAGGCGCCGAAGCGGCCGCTCGCCTTCGCGCCGCCCGCGACCGTAGTCGAGAGGCGGCGGCTCTCCCTGCGCTCGGCCCGCGTTCGAGTAGGAGGCGGCGATCTCGTAGGAGAGCTTGCCGTTCTCCGATTCGAGCTGGCGGATGCGCCCTCGCAGCGCGTCGTTCTCGGCTGCGATGTCGGGTGTTGCGGCGCGAGGCTCATTGTCGCCCCCCGCGGCTGCGCCAGCCGGGGATGCGTCCTGGGGATTCGGCTCGTCGGGTGCGAATCCAGGATCTGCAGGGGTCATGCGGCAGCTCCGGGCTGCGCATTGCGCATCGCCTGGAGATCGCTCGCCAGGCGGGCCGCGCTTTGGATGCGACCTCGGATCAAGAGGAGGTCGCGATCCTCCAGGGGCTCGTCGCTCGCCAGCCGATCGAGTTCCAGCGAGACCAGCCGCACGGCGACCTGGCGAATCTCGGGAGAGAGGTTTCGGTAGGCGCGCGCGGTCTGGAGCGCGGAGTCGATCATCTCGGCGGGCAGACGAGCCACGCGCGCATGGAAGCATGCCCGCGGGGCTTATGTCAAGCCGGCTTCACGGGCGTCGGGTTCTTCTCGCCGGCACCCATCAGGAGCGCCGCGGCGAGCGCCCCGTTGCCGACCCCGGCCGGCCACCAGCCATGCTGGGCGCCGAGCGCCCCAAGCAGCGCCACGACCGCCCGCACGAGCCGCACGACGAGCGTCTGGTTGTCGCCGAGCGCCTTCCAGAGGGATGCCATCGCTAGCCCTTCACGCGCTTCAAGCGCGGGTTTCGTTTCTTGGCGCCCTTCGAGGCGCGCCGCGTGCCGGCCGCCAGCATCGCCTCGGCGCGCTCCTTCGAGACGCCTTCGCGCTTGGCGATGCCGGCGGAGACCTTCGCAAAGCCCGGGTGCGCCTTGCTCATTTGGGGACGGGGGCGTCGGCCTGGAGGCCGAGGTTGCTCGCCATCTTCTGCGTCACCGTGAGCGTGATCGTGTCGGCGATCGGGACCACGTTGCTCGACGGGTCGGCGTCGCCGGTCACCGAGAAGACCGTGTCGGCGATGGCGAGCCCCGAGACGACGTAGAAGGAGAGCGCGTCGACCGGCTCGACGGTGCCGTCGCCCGAGGCGACCGCGACCTGGAGCGCGCCGTCGAGCGGGCCGTCGGGGTGCGCGGTCACCTTGATCTTGGAGGCGTTGTCGCAGGTGAGGGCCAGCGGCATGGCGAGAGGTCTCCTTACTTCCTGCCGGACTTCGGGACCGGCGGATCGGCTTTCAGGTTCAGGCTGGTGGCGCCCGTCGGCGCACTCTCGATCGCCTTGGCGACACTCGCCAGCGTCGAGAGCTTCTCGGAGTGCGGGAGGCTATCCCAGGCGTGCTTGTTGAACATCAGATAGAACTCGTCTTCGAGCCCGGGCGAGCCCTCGGGCGGGAAGGCGAGCGCGAGCCCCGCCTCGGCGAACTGAATGTGGTAGTCGAAGGTCGCGTTGTCCGGCCCGCGCTGGGTCTGGTCGAACATCGTCTCGGGCGGGGTCGGCTGGCCTTCGCTCATTTCTTGCCTCGCTTTCGCGGGATCCTAGCGCCGGAGCGGCGGGCCTCGTCAAGCCCGATCGCCACGGCCTGCTTCTGGGGCTTGCCGGCCGCCATCTCGGTCTTGATGTTCTGCGAAATCGTCGCGCGGCTCTTGCCCTTCTTGAGCGGCATCGGTCCTCCCTAGGCGCCCGAGGGCGCGACGGCGGCGGCGGACTGGGCCGAGATCCCCGAGTTGCTGCGCGGCTGCTGGCCGACGCCCTGGGCGGCGTTCTGGAGCGCCGTGTTCTCCAGCTGGCCGATCGCCGCGAGCTGGTCGGCGCTCTTGAGGAGCTTCTCCGAGCCGTAGCCGAGGAGCCGCATCAGCCGCTTCGTGTACTCGTCCATGTCGACGCGGTTGGCGACGCCCGGGAGCCCCTGCATCGCCTGGGTCAGCTCGGTGAAGCGCTCGATCTCCGAGCTTCGCGCCACGATCGAGGAGAGCGCCGTGGACTTCGCGATGTACTGGAAGCTGGCCTTGCCGGCGTAGAGCGTCAGCAGCTTGAGCAGCAGCGACCAGAAGGCCGCCGCGTCCTGCGGCCCGAGCACCTCCGAGCACCACTGGTCGCCGTCCGCGCCGAGGATGCGGAAGTGGATCAGCTGGTTCAGGTGCTTCTGCAGGCACGGCTCCAGCGAGGACTTCTCCAGCCACTGGGTCTGGCCGCGGAAGATCACGTTCTGGGACTGCGTCGACTGCGTCACCTCGGTGGCGGTCGGTGTCGCGCGGACCGGCGCCATCCCGATCGTCAGCTCCGAGACGTTGGTCGCCTCGCCGAAGGCGCGCTCCAGGGCGGCGTAGATCTGCTGCACGTAGGGCGGCACGCGGCCCGTGTCGATCGGCATGATCGCAGGGTTCGCCTTCTGGCCGGTCATCTGCGGCTGCTTCGGGATGACGCGGCCCGGGAAGAGCGCCTTCTTCAGCTCGGCCTGGTCGGAGATCTGCTCGATGTCGATCTCGTAGGCCTTCAAGACCTCGAACTTGACCGCGTCGAGCATCGAGTTCGCCAGCTCGATGATCGCGACCGCGACGCCGAGCCCCGACTCGATGAAGCCGCGCCCGTACTGCGTGAAGGGCAACGGCTCGACCTGGGTCGCCACGAAGGGCGTGCCGTCGTCGAAGGGATTCTCGCCGAGCCGGCACACCTCGTCCTCGATCACCGTCAACACATAGTTGCGATAGAGGACGGCGCCGTCCTCGCCGGGGATCGTCCCCCAGTACTCGATGCCCTTCCAGCGGTGGCGGCGCTCCTCGGGCTCCGGGCGCTCCTCGGTGCGCTGCTGCTTGCGCGACTCCTCGATGGTCAGCTTGGGCTTGGCCTTCTCGATGGCGCGCTGGATCGCCTCCTTGCGGAAGCTCGGATCGGTCTCCGCCAGCACCAGCCAGGAGGTCAGCTCGTCGATGTCGCCGCGGATCTTCTGGAACTCGTAGAGCCCGTCGCCGTGCGTGTCGCGGTAGTAGTCGAAGGGGTCGACCAGATCCTTCTCGATGTGGACGCGCGTGCGCTCCTCGATCTGGCTGTGGATCTTGATCGGCGGCGGCTGGATGCCCGCTTGGCGCTGCTGGTCCTGGCGGTCGAGCATCGCCTGCATCGGGTTCTGGCCGCCCTTGATCGCGAACTGGGTCAGCTCGTCGGCGCCCGAGGTGTCGGCGACCAAGACGCGCACGCGCTCCTTCACCTCGCGCGGGTAGATCTTCATGACGACCGGCGCCGTCGCGAGGCCCGCCTTGACGCCGAGCGTCCAGCGGTCGATGAAGTCCATCTGGGTCGCGGGGTCGCGCTCCTCCAGGTCGGCGCGCTGGAGCTTCTTGAGCAGCGGCGCGATGTCCTTCAGCACATCGTTGTCGCTCTCCAGATCCCACCAGTCGCGCGTCTGCGTGACGCCGGCCTTCAGGATCGCGGCGGCCGCGTTGATCGCGTTCGGCACCTTCGAGACGACCACCTGCGACTGCCAGGCCTCGCGGCCGGAGAAGTCGTAGCGGTTCATCAGCATGTCGTAGCCGAGCCGCCACCAGCGCTCGCGGCTGGCGCGCGAGGACTCCTCCACGCGCCGCACGTGCTCGACCCACTGGACGAGCCAGCGGTCCTCCTCGGACGAGCCCTCGGCGGGAGCGCTGGCGATCCGCTCGGGGATCCGCGACGCGCCGAGCAGCCCCTCGGAGCCGGCCCCCGCCGTTTCCGGGATGTCGTCCGGCGCCCCGGGATCCACGGGCGGCATCGCCATGGGCGCCCTTGTATCACATCGGCAGCCGGAAGCGGTAGTCGCCGACCGGCGGCGGCACGATCGGCGTGCGCTCCTGCTCGCGGCGGAAGTGGTTGGCGGCGAAGTACTCGATCGAGTGGCAGACATCGCAGAAGGGGTGCTCCTCGATCGGCACCTCCCGGTAGTTCTCGCGCTCGAAGCTGGTCTTCGGCTCCTCGTAGCGGTACATGCCGTGGAGCGCTTCCGAGAGCCGCGGGCAGAGGCGCTGGTCGATCGCGAAGGCCGGCTCCTCGCCGATCGTCTTCGCCATCCAGTCGCGGATCCGCTTCATCCTGCCGAGCTTGCTCTTCTCGGTCGAGGCCACCGAGCGGAAGGGCACGCCGAAGACCTTCTGGACGGTCTCGGCGTCGCAGGGCCCCTCCGAGCGCTCGGCCCAGCCGGCGGGGTCGCCGTACAGGCAGGGGATCTTGGCCTGCGGAAAGCGCTCCTCGATCCAGGCGAGCAGCGCCTCGGCAAAGTCGCGCGTGCGCACCTGCGGCATCGTGAACTCGCCGAGCACGCGCCAGGTGCCGCGCGGCAGCTGATGGACGGTGGCGAACGGATAGCGCCAGCCGAAGTCGAAGGAGACGTAGAGCGGGAGGTCCGCCACGTACTTGGTCGCGCGCTTGTGCCAGGCGATCCCCTGGATGGTCGGCAGGAAGCGGTAGACCGGCGTGCCCTTCGGGATCGTGCCCCAGTGGCCGTCGACGTAGACCGAGCGCATGCGCTCGTCGACGCCCTCGACCAGCGACTCCAGGTAGCCCTCCGGCAGGTAGCCGCCGGCCTTGGCGTCGTTCTCCCAGGAGCTGCCCTCGACATACGCAAAGTTGCGTGAGACGGGCTTGCCGTCGCCGGGGTCGACGAAGAGCTTGTAGAGGAAGTGCTCGCTGTAGACGTGGTTCGAGGTGACCAGCATGAGGCGCCGGAAGCTCGCGCCCCAAAGCTGGCCCGTCTCGCCGCAGGCCGGGCAGCGCGCGCCACGGCAGGCCGGGCAGCGCGGCGACTTCTGGCGCAGCCGCGAGAGCAGGAACTCCAGGTCGCCCGACTGGCAGAGCGAGGCCTCGTCGACCCAGATGAGCGCGAACTCCGCCGAGCCCCACTTCTCGACCTTGTCGAGGCCGCCGAAGATGACCGACGCCCCCGAGAGGTGCGTGTAGGTCTGCTCCTTCTCGTTCCAGCGCGCCTTCATCACCTCGGCCATGTTGCGCTCGGCCGGGTCGCCCTCGACCATGCGGTCGAGGAACTCCTTCTTGGCGGTGATGTTGAGGGCGGTGAAGGTGTCGCGCACGACGAGCGCCTTGAGCCCCGGGTAGCAGGAGAGCGCGTCGAAGACGAGCCACTTGCCGAGCGTCGTCTTGCCGGAGCCCCAGCCGCCGAAGTAGCCGCACACCATCGAGCGGCCGGGCGCCTCGGGGTGGCCGTCGGCGGCGAGCTGCGCGAAGGCCTTCTGGGTGGGCAGCCAGACCGGCAGCTGGAGTTCGATATCCATGCTAGGGTTCGTCCTCGACTGTGTTCGGCTCCTCTGTGTTCGACTCCTTGGTGGGGGCCGTCTCCGCAGAGCGCGGGGACGGCCCCTTTGCGTGGGGGACGAGCTGCAGGAGCTTCCCCTCGATCTGGTTCGGGTCGGTGCGGCGCACGGCGTAGCTGCCCGAGACCTTGGCGTCGACGCGGTTGAGCGCCGGCTCGTCGCGCGAGATCACCTCGCGCGCGGCGGCGAGCTGGACCTCGGGGACCGGCTCGATCCAGAAGAGCCGGCCCTTGTGCTCCCACCAGTTGCCCTTGCCGAGCCGCTTGTCGAAGGCCTCGGCGTTGGCGTGGCCGGTCTTCAACGCGGGGAGCGGTGCGGAGTTGAGCCGCACCGCGTGCATCATGCCGAGCACGACCTCGCGCGCGCGATGCACGAAGACCGGATCGGTGAGCGCCTGGCGGAGCTGCTTCTCCAGCGCGCGGCGCGCGCGCGCCTCGCTCGGCCACTCAGTCGGGTAGAGGCGGCCGCCCGGGTTCGCCGGGGTCGTGCTCGGCGGCTTGCGCTTGCTCACGGGGCGGATCTTGCCGGAGCTTGTGCTTGCGCACCAGCACGACGATGTCGTCGGCCGCCTCGGCCAAGACGTAGTGCGGGCGGCTGCGCGGGCGCAGCACGTGCAAGAGGCGCGTGCCCTTCGGGATGACGACGGTCCAAAGCTCGCCGTCGCGGCCGTCGTTCCGGCGCGTCACCGGGCGGCTTCGAGCGCGCGGACGGCCTCCCGCTCGGCCTTCGTGAGCCGCCGGTAGAGCATCTGGATCGACTGCCCGAACAGCTCCTGGATCTGGGTCTCGGTGACGAGCGCGATCGCCTGCAGGCGCAGCTTCTGGCCGGGGTCGAGGCGCACGAAGACCGGGACGCGGCCGTCACGCATCGGCGGTCTCCGGCTCGGCGCCGAGCGGCCAGCGGCAGCCGAGGAGCTTTGCGTTCGAGAACAGCTCGATCGAGACGGCGTTGCCCTGGTTGCCGCCGAGCACGATCAAGGTGCCCGGCGAGCTTCCGACCACGAAGCCCACGTGGCCCTGCCAGCCCTTCGGGTCGACCCGCCAGTAGACGGCGACCGCGCCGAAGCGCGGCGGCGTCGGGTTGCCCCAGCTCGTGAAGCTCCGCGCGCTCGGCTTGCCGGTGCCGGCCAGGCCGGCCTGCGCCAGGCACCAGTGGACGAAGGCCGCGCACCAGGGCAGCTCGTCGTCGGGCGCCATGCCGACCGTCTTCTCGTAGAGCGCGATGCGCGGCTGGGTCGGCGGCCCGGGCAGCTCCGCGACCCCGGCCAATAGCTCGTCGAAGGCAAAGCGCAGCCAGCTCGGCTCCATGCGTCCCTCCCGGCTTTCGAGCTTGCCCGAAAGCTCGACGAAGTTCAACCGGAGCGCTCGAAGATCCGCGGGAAGGTCGAGGCGAGATGCCCGACGGCCCAGCAGGCGGTCTCCTCGGAGAGCGCCAGCAAGGTCGGGAAATCCTCCTGCGCTGCCCCAAGCTCGCCCTTGTTCATCGCCTGCTGGACGCGCGCCCGGACCGAGATCAGCTCCGGCACCACCGCCAGCAAGCGCAGCGCGGATTCGGCGCCAAGCCGCGTGCGGATTTCCAGGTCGGAGAGGCCCTCCGCGTCCGGGATCTCCACCGTCGAGTAGGCCCTCCGCATAGCCTGGGCGAGCCTTTCCCCCCACGCCTCGATCGCGTCGGCGACCTCGCCGCAGACCTTTGCGTACTGCCCCACGCAACCTCCCGTAGTCGTTGGAATGAAGCGGCTTGCCCGGTTCCTGGTCGGGGCGCTGGCCGCCGAGCACCAGGTATTTGCGCCAGAGCGTCCAATCGTAGCCGAGTGCCCAGCACCAGCGGCGCAGGTTGTGGGGGAGCGGCTGGCGGATGCCGCGCTCCCACACGTAGACCTGCTGGGCGGCGCAGCCGATCAGGTGCGCCAGCTCGTAGCCCGAGTAGCCGGCGCGCTGGCGCTCGCGGTAGAGGCGGATCCCCATGCCGATGCGCTGGCGGTCGGCGAGCGGGCGGTTGCAGCAGGGGCAGACGGCCGGCAGGAGCGAGTCCGCGTCGAGGCGCGGGAGCGGCCCGTCGAGATCCTCGCTCACGGGGAGAGGGCCCGCAGCCCAGAGGCCTCACGACCCCTCGCTGCTCCTCCGAACCGCGGGCCCTCGCAAGCCGGGATGCGCAAGAGGACGGTCGTCGCGACGAGGATCCAGAAGGCGAGCGGCACGGCCGCCGCTGGGTTCAGCGGGAAGCGCCGCGCGGGCGGCCGCGGGCGCAGCCGGATCTCCTTCACGGGAGGCGATCCGCCGGCACGCGCGCATCGAACTCGCCGCACCAGCCCTCGGCCGGGACCGGCGGCCAGAAGCTCGTCGGCCCCTGTGCCGGGTGCAGGATCGTCGTCGGCGGCGTCTTCCGGCACTCGCCGATCCCGACGTTGCGCGCCTCGTAGTAGCGGCAGTCGCGGCAGTAGCGCTTCAGGAGATCTCCTTCACGACCGAACTCCCATGGCGCGCCGCGTAGAGGAGCGCGTGCGCGAACTGGCGGGCGTCGTCCTCGTTCCTCAAGACCCACTCGGCCAGGATCTGCGCCCGTCCCGCGCTCGCCTCGTCGACCAGCCAGAGGTCGACCTCCCAGGCGTGCGGCAGCACCTGGGTCGGCCGCACCAGCGGGCGCAGGTGGATCTCGAAGGTCACACCAGCTCCAGCCACGGCTCGCCCGGCCGCCAGAGCTGGAGCTGCTTCACCTTCTGGCCGGTGCGCTCGGCGTTCCAGGCGCGGTAGAAGATCGAGAGCATCTCGGCCGGCTTCAGCTCGTCGCTCCGGCGCGTCCGGCGCTTGGCGAGCAGCAGCCGCGCGCGCAGCGCCGAGACCGGGTCGCCCGCGTGCTCCTGGCCGCGCCCGAGATCGAGCAGGAACTCGGTCGCCAGCGACTTGTCGAGCTGGACGGCCTTCGAGTAGAAGAAGGCCAGCATGGCGCGCGGCGCCAAGGTCGAGACGACGCCCGGCGCCCCGACCGCCTGGCGCAGCTCCGGGTGCGCGTCCAGGAACTCCAGGCCCTCGGCGGGCGTCAAGACGAAGGCCCCCGAGCTGTGGCAGGGCACCAGCTCCGCCCGGTCGCGCGCCGCGTAGCGGATCACCGTCGCCAGGCAGTCCGGCTGCGCCTCGCCGCGCATCTCCAGCCACTGCGACAGCGTGCGGCCGGACACATCGTCGATCCGCGCGAAGGTGTCCTTCGGATCGAAGCCGCGCAGCACCAGCATCTTCACCGGCTTTCCGGCTTGCACGATGGCGTGCAGGCGGGTCTGGCCATCGATCAGGCGGCCATCGCAGTTGAACATGATCGGCTGCGCGATCCGCCACTCGCCTTGCTCGATCGCCTGGCGGTAGCGGCGCACGCGCGACTGCGAGAGCCGGCGGTTCTTCACGTTGAGCTTGAGCCATTCGACCGCGACCTGCGGCGTCACCTGGCAGACCTCGGCGGTCAGCACCTCGCTGCCCTTCACCTTGCTTCCCGACATCGGAGACCCTCCTTGGTGTAGACTGCTTCTCCCTGCGGCCCAAACGGCAGCGGCGGCTGGCGCATCAGCTCCTGCCCGTCGAACTCCGGGAAGAGATCCTTGCGCCAGACATCGACGCCCGAGCGCGCGAAGCAGGTGTCGTTATAGAGGTGGGCGTACTTGGGGACGGCGCTCTCGCCCTTGAGCCACGCAATCCCAGAGCGCGTCAGCCGCCAGTGGCCGCGCGTGCGGGTCTCCGAGCGCGCCCCCGACCAGGGCTCGACGAGCCCCCAGTGGCGGATCTTGGCGTAGTCGCCCGAGGTCGAGCTGCGCGCCTCGCGGAGCGCGCCGATCCAGTCGACCCAGTCGGTCGTGAGCCCTGCCGCGCGCGCGAGGTGGAGGAGCTGCTTCAGCATCGAGGCGTTGATCGCGCGCCGGGAGAGCTTCACCTTCTGGTCGCAGCAGGGACAGGTCTGGAGATCGCCCCGGTGCAGCGCGGTGTAGAGCCGCTCGCGGGCCTCGACCAGCTCGCTCATCGCCTCCCTCCCAGGACCGCTCCCATGACGAGCGCGAAGAGCAGCATCTTCCCGGTCCGCGGCTCCGGCGTCCACACGGTCGGCGGCACATGGCTCTCGCCATCGTAGTGCGCCGGGTCGATGTAGGTGAAGCCGCAGCCCGTGTCCGCGAAGCACTCCGCCAGCACGAAGGTCTTCCGCCCATCGCCGAGAAAGAGCGCCCAGTGCGGCACCGGGATGCCCGCGGCGTCGGTCGAGACGAGAGCCGCGTGGACGGCGCCGGTCGTGGTCGCGATGCCGTCCGAGATGCTCGCGCCCACGAGCAGGCCACGGAGGTCGAGGGTCGCGTTCGGAGGGAGGGGGGCGCGGGTTTCGAGGGTGATCGTGTAGGGAGGGGAGACGGTGGTGTAGAGCATGGGATAGCCGGATAGCCAAGAGGTGGCAGGCTGTCAACCGCCCCCCTGGATACAGCGCGCGGGGCCCCGGCTCGTGGGCCCCTGTTCCGGGGTCGGCTGTTCCCCCCGACAGGCGCGTGGGCCTCGGGAGCAGAGCCGCCAGGGCAGCGACGAGCCCGAGCCACGAGGCCTCGCGAGCCAGACCTAGCGGGCCCTCCTGCCCGACCCAGGAACGCACGAGAGCGCTCCCCAGCCGTCAGCCGGGCGAAAGTCGCCGACACATAACTATGATCACTTCGGTATTGCCGAGCAAGGACGCGAGCTTGGCCGATTCTGGCGATTTGACACTTTGCACGTTATCGGACGTTCCCGCGGGGACTGTGGCAGTCCCGGCAGTGGGCACCGAGCGGGGTCGTGAGCGAGCTGACCTCCAGGACGTGGCCGCACTCCAGGGTCATGAGCCAGCGGCAGCCCTCGACGCGGCTAGCCAAGCGAACGAGCCTGAGCGAGGTAGCGTGAGCCTTTTGGAGCATGATTGAGGCCCCTCCTGCCCCTCCTTCCCCCCAACCACCCTCCTTCCGCGCCCTTCCCACCTTCACCAAAACCCGGAGCCATCTCCCGCGGGGAAGCCGTCCCGCCGCCAGCTCCGGGTGCTGACAGCGGAAGCAGACCGGAGACCCAAGACCTGGCATGACCTCGTGGCAGCCCTGGCAGCTCTGCCGCGGCGCCCGATGCTCCCCCGGGGCGTTGCTCGTGCGCAGCCACCGGAGGGGGTCGTTGGGCAACGGACTCACGTACCGCAGGCTGGCCGTCGCGCTGAGCTTTCGCCGCGCCCGAAGATCATCCGGCTGCGCGGATACACCTCTTGCCACCGTCGCTGCCTCCACTCGCTTGGCCTACGACCCGTCGACCTAGAAGATCGCCTGACGCAGCGCGCGGTTGCCCTCGATGCGGCTCCTGCTTGGGGCACGTTCCCAGCGCGCTGCCGCGCGCCGCCTGGGGCGCGCTGCGATCGGACTGGGTTTCACCCTCGGGGAACCTGAGAAGAGGACATGGATCGACCAGACTCTTCCGGCGAGCCGTGCGCTTCGTTCTCGATGGCCGGCGCCGCGGGGCCGCCGGGAGCCTGGCTTAGCCGCGTCGTCGCTCGTGCGCGGCGGGCGAGAAGAGCCTCCAGAAGAGTCTCGCCGCGCGTGAGCACATCCCTACGATTTCCCTGGCCAAAAGGCGCGCCCAGGAAGCTCTGGCGCCTCTCGTTGCGTTGGCCGGGCCGGCACGTCGGGTTTCGCCGTTGCTACTCAGGTCGGCCGGCCCTGGCCGAGTCCCGACGACGCGTGCGCCACATTCCTGCGCCACGAGGACGCCTTCTACCCGACGCCGAGGCTTCGCGTCAAGCCCCTTGACGAGCTGGCTCAAAACAGCCAGGCTGCCCCCAACGACGCGGACTCTGGGCGGCGCCACAACATCGCCCACGCGCTACGTCCACACGCCCCTGGATGGAAAGGAGACCCCGTCCAGGGGCGTCGTGTTTCCGGCGCTTGCGGCCGCCCTGGCGTGAGCTACGGTCTCGCAGTGCGATGCCATCGCATCGCGACCGAAGCAACACCAAGGAGTGACAACATGCCGAGATTCCACTGCCAGCTCTGCGACGGGCTGGAGTTCTGCGACGCCAAGCGCGAGGGCTTCGTCTGCACGCGCCCGAAGGGCCACGCGGGCGACCACGTCGCCTGCGGGCACTTCGTCCACGGCGCTCACGTCTGGGCGAGCCCGGAGCGGATCCAGGCCGAGTTCCGCGTCGAGGTGATCGCGGACGGCTCCGGGAAGTGGTGCGGCAACACGCTCAGCTTCCCGACGCTGGAGGACGCCAAGCGCTACGTCCAGGATCTCGCGGCGCGCTGGACCCTCGTCCGCAACGCGCGCGTCGTGCGCTCGGGCGGAGGGGATCACGTCGTCTGGCAGGAGCGGTGAGGGCAGGGGCGCAAGCCCCTGTAAACCACACGCCCGGTCCCAAGTCCGGGCACCAAGGAGTCCACACCATGCAGACCGGAATGACGCTCCAGCAGCTCGCGGCCCAGGTCGACACGATGCGGCAGTCCCGCCGCGACTTCCGCGCCCACGACGCGGCGATCCAGATGACGACGCGCTTCGGGCACGCACCCGTCCAGCTCGACGTGCGCGGCGCCGGGAGCTTCGGCATCAACCCGATCGCCCACGAGCAGCTCGCCGAGAAGCTCGGCATCCCGAAGCGCTACTACGACCGCATGCTGGAAGAGGCGCCCGGGCTCCTCGCCGGCAACGTCAACGAGTGGCTGCGCAAGGGCGACGACACGCGGCTCGTGCGCACGCTCGACGGCAACGTGCGCGCGGTCCTCTCGAAGGCCTACCGGCCCTTCGACTACGACGCCGCCCTCGAAGCCGTGCTGCCCGTCCTCGCCGAGGCGGGCGTCACGGTCGAGAGCTGCCAGATCACCGAGCGCCGGCTCTACCTGGCCGTCACCGACCCGAAGCTCCAGGCGGCGATCCGCCCGGGCCACCACGTCTTCCTCAAGAACGTGGGCGACGACCTCGTCGTCCCCGGCGTCGTGATCAGCGACTCCGAGGTCGGCTTCGGGCGCCTCAAGGTCGAGGGCTTCATCAAGCGCCTGGAGTGCTACAACGGGCTCATCACGACCAACTGCTTCGGGCGCAACCACGTCGGGCGCGCCAAGGCGGTCGCCGGGGGCGAGGTCGAGATCGCGATCGGCGACGACACGAAGGAGGCCGAGGACAAGGCGCTCAGCCTGCGCCTGCGCGACACGGTGAAGGAGTTCCTGTCCGAGGCCAACCTCGCGAAGGAGACCGCGCGCCTGCGCACCGCCGCCGAGAACCGCCTGACCGGCGACCCGGTGAAGGTGATCGAGGCGGTCGCGGTCGAGGTCGGCCTCACCGAGCCCGAGCGCGGTGCGGCGCTCCGCCACCTGATCGAGGGCGGCGACCTCTCGGGCTGGGGCGTGGCGAACGCCGTCACCCGCCTCGCGCACGACGCCGAGAGCTACGAGCGCAACATCGAGCTGCAGCGCCAGGGCAACCTGGTGGTCGAGCTGGCCCAGGGCCAGTGGAGCGCGCTCGCAGCCGCCTGATCCCCGAGGCTGCGTGAGAGGGGCAACGGCCCGGGCTTCGGCCCGGGCCGTTTGCTTTTCGTGGATCCTGGGGCAGTTGCGGCGCTCTGGCAGTGGTGATAGACATCTGGCTATCCAGGGGGTCGAGGCATGACGCGTTGGGTCTGGCTCGCGCTCGCGATCGCTCTGCTCTCGACGTGGGGCGAAGCGGCGGAGCCGCTGCCGCCGCCCTCGCGCATCTGCTGCTGCGCGACCTACGACGGCGGCGCCTGCTGCAACGAGGCGACCTTCTGCTCGGCGCACTGGGTGCCTGGCTGTCGCTGCCGATGAACCGCCTGCAGCAACGCCAGCAGCTCGGCGCCACGCTGCGCTCGGCGCGCCTCGCGGCCGGGCTGCTCTTGCGCCAGGTCGCCCACGTGGCCGGCTGCTCGCTCACGCACCTGGCGGCGGTCGAGCGCGGCACTTGCAACGTCTCGCGCGATGTGCTCGACCAGGCCTGCCTGTGCGTGGGCATGACGAGCCGCGACCGCGACGCCGTCCTGGCGCTGGCGGACTTCCTGGCGGCAGACCTGGAGCTGAAGCTCCTGAACCGCGCCGAGCTGCGCGAGGAGGTGCGGCGGCGATGAACATCCGATGGGATCGCAAGTGGTTCTCCATCCAGCTCGGTCCACTCCACTGGCGCCGCGACTGGCGTGGGCGTGCTACTGGAGACATGGCGCGCTGCACAGGCAAACCGCAATAGGGCCAAGCAGCTAGTCGCTGCATGGAACGACAGCCAAGATACGTTCGAGTTGCACCGCGTCGAGATCCGGCCGGTGCGGAGAAAGGGGAAGCGCCGTGGCTGAGCTGCACACCGACGAGGAGCTGCTCGCGATCGAGTACGTCGACGAGGAAGGCTACGACTGGAACATTCAGCGAGACGATCTGCCGCTGGCCCGCGCCGTCGAGCGCAGCACGGTGGAGCGGCTCCAGCACGATGCAGCGAAGCGTGCGGCTGAGTTGCAGGACATTCGTGCTGCGAGCACCCACGGGCACCCCGACACCAAGCGACTCGACTGGCTGATGGGCTGGGTGCTGCGGGAATTCTCATCGAGAGTCATTAGCCGCGAGGACATTGACGCGGCGATGGCGAAGGAGCAGGGCCGGTGACGCTATTCATGACCGGATTCTTCGCCGGACTTGCAATCGGCCTATGGATGGCCCGATGACCACCCAGCCCGACCGCGAATCGCTCGCGCAGGCGGCGCGGCTGCTGCCGTGCAGTGATCATCGCTGCGGAACGCGTGATGACGGCACGCATTGGGCAAGCTGCCCGGCATACCTCATCCCCGATGTCGCAGCCGCGCTGGCCGAGCTGCGAGACAAGCTGGAACGGGCCGAGGGCGCGCGCGACGAGCTGCGGGCCCAGCTAACCGAAGGCGCGGAGCGGTTCTCGCGTGACTGTGCTCGCATGATTCACGACCTGGAGGCCGAGCGCGACTCGCTGCGGGCCGAAGTTGAAATGTTGCTGCCAGATGCACACAAGTGGCGGATGTTGATGTTTGGCACGGCCGCCCGCGCCAAGGGGGAAGGCGAGTGAGCCGCAACGACTGGCTCCTCGTGGCGATCATCGTCACGCTCACCATGATGGGCACGATGCTCTGCGTCGTCTACACCCAGCTCCCGGGAGGGCCGCATTGACGAGCGACGGCCAACCGCTCCACGTCTGCCCGCGCTGCGGGCGCGCCAGCGAGAAGCGCTCGGAGCTGCCGCCCGCCTGTCGCCGGCTCGCGCTCGCGCTCCATCCGCTCGATGTCGTTCACTACCACTTCCCGCGCGTGCGCGTCTATCGCGACGCCAACGGCAAGCAACAGTCCATCCAAGGAGAGACGCATGACTGAGCCCGTGAGCGACCCGAAGGTCTTCGACACGCCGAGCACCGACACGTTGGAGCTGGCGCTCGTGCGCATCTTCGGCGAGGTCGAGACGATCAAGCGCGACGCCGAGGCCGAGGTGCAGACGAAGAGCGGCGGCCGCTACAGCTACCAGTACCTGACGCTCGACGCGCTGCTCTCGATGCTGCGCCCGATCGTGGCGCGCCACGGCTGCTACGTGATGCAGGTGCCGATCGTCGAGACCGACGAGCACGGCATCACGCGCGCCGGCTGCCACACCTTCGTCGTGCATGGCGCGACCGGCGAGCGCCACTCGGCGCGGCTGCTCTTCTCGGTCGGCGACGACAGCCCGCAGGTCGTCGGCTCCGCCATCACCTACGCGCGCCGCTACACGCTCGGCCCGATGTTCGGGATCGCAGCCGAGGAGGACGACGACGCGCAGGGGGCGCAGAAGCGGCCGCCGGCCCCGCGCGCGGCCGCGCCGCCCGCCGAGGTGGCGAAGCGCAGCGACGAGGAGCTGGCGCTGAACCTCGACATGCCGCTCGGCTTCGGCCGCCACGCCGCGCGCAGCTGGCGCGAGATGATGGGCGACAAGAAGCACGCCGAGTACCTGGGCTGGCTGCTCGGCGAGAAGCCGACGCGCGGCAACCAGCGCAGCCGCGAGATGGCGGCCTACTGCGTGCGCATCCTCGAAGGGCTCGTTCCCATGCCGGCGGCGCCGGACCCGGCTCCGACCTCTAGCTCACCCCCTGCGGCCGGAGCTTCCTCTCCGGCGTCGCCGGCACCCGACCCGGGCCTCCATTTCGAGCGCGCCGAGGCGCTGCGCAAGGAGCTGCGGCGCATGAGCCTGGCCGGCGCCGCTGCGCAAGCGTGGGCCGCCGAGCGGCTGGAGATCGCGCAGCGCGTGGTGCCGGAAGGCGAGCGCTGGACGCTCGTCGACCTCTCGATCGAGGACATCGAGTGTCTGCTCGACTTCGTGCGCAGCGAGGCGGAAGCGCCGCCCATGGGCTACGACGAGGAGCCGGTGCTCTAATGGCGGCACGCATCTACAAGCTCGCGAGCGGCGTGCGCGTGCCGAGCGTCACCTCGATCCTGGCGCGCTGGAAGGATCCGGGTGGGCTCCTCCACTGGGCCAACACGATCGGGCTCGAAGGCAAGACGCTCCAGGAGGCGCGCGAGGAGGCGACGACACCGGGCACGATCGTGCATGACTGGATCGACCAGCACTTGGGCGGCGCCAGCTTCGAGGAGATCCAGGACACCAACCCGCTCGACGGCAAGCATCCGAGCAAGAGCCCGCACTGGCCGAAGATCGCGGCGGCCTTCCACGCCTTCGAGCGCTGGCAGGCGCAGTCGGGCGTCGAGATCCGCGAACGCGAGGTCGAGCGCGTCTCCGAGCACTACCAGTTCGGCGGCTGCATCGACGGGCTCGGCTACGTCGACGGCAAGCGCGCGCTGATCGACTGGAAGACCAGCAACGGCGTCTACGTCGAGTACCTGCTCCAGGTCGGCGCCTACACCGTCCTGGAGAACGAGTACGCAGGGGACACGCTCGCCGTGCTGCGCGACCCGGCGAAGAAACCACGCGAGCGCGCCACGATCGAGGAGATCCACCTCTGCCGCTTCGCCAAGGACGACGCCTCCTTTCACCACCACTCCTGGAGCGGCGAGACGCTCACGCTGGCGAGCCAGGCCTTCCTGTCGCTCCTCAACACCGACCGGATCGCGCAGATCCTGAAGAAGCGCCTGTGAAGATCCGCCTGCTCGACCGCGATCCCGAGTTCGCGGGCCGCTGCCTCAACGACCCGAACTCCCAGCTCCACTCGGTCGCCTGGCAGTGGCCGGCCCTCGCGCTCCAAGGCCTGGCCGACATGCCGACCGCCGATCACCAGGATGTCGCGGTTCGCTTCGCGCCGAAGATCGACGCCGCCACCGATCCCGCTGACTTCGGCAAGCTCGGGCTCCCGCGCGGGCCGGTCTACGGGACGCCGATGCAGGTCGCCTGCCTCGCCTGGTATCGGGAGGGCTCCCCGCTCTATCCGCCCTTCGTCGGCTGGCTGGCGCACCGCCTGCAGAGCGCCGACCTCGGGCCGGTGGTCGCGGGCGGCACCGCCGCGGTCGTCGTCCCGATCGCCGCCGACGCGCAGCTCTGGAAGGTGACGCACCGCCCGCTCGGCGTGCTCGCCCAGGCCCACAAGTCGAGCGGCTGCCTGGCCGTCTGGGCCGAGATCGGTGGCCGTGGCGGCATCACCGTCCCGTTCGTGGAGCCGGCGCCGGCTCTCCTTGCCGCTGCGACCGTTGCCAGCGTGCGCAGCCTGACCGAGTTCCTGCACGACCTCCGCTTCGACCCAGACCACGATCCGCCGATCGGCCAGGCAGCGCTCCAGGTCTCGATGTTCCCGCACCCTCTGACGCCGCGGGAGCCCGCCTGGACGCCGATCGACCTCCCGGCCGAGCCGTGGTGCTGGCCGGGCTCGGTTCGCCTTCTGGCGGGCGGCCTGGAGGGCCAGGGCCCGGTCTGCTTCGTGACCGGGCAGGGCGTCTCGATCGCCGACGCCACGCGCAGCGCGGTCCAGCGCGCGCACGCGCTCGCGATCCCGGACAAGCAGTTCCGACTGGACGGCGCGCCGGACGCCGGCTGGCAAGAGAAGATCCTCCGGCGCAGGGGGTGGCTCTAGATGGGCAAGCAGAAAGACGAGTACCGATCCATGACCGGACGCCAGGCTTTAGCCCGCGCCCGGGAGCTGGGCTTCTCGGTCCAGGTGATCCACGGGCACACGACGATCTCGAAGCCGGGCTACCGAACGGTGCATTTCCACAGCGCGCGCAAGGATGCCAGCCGCAAGCTGGCCTCGTTGCTCCGCCAGGAGGAGCGGCGTCTCGCTGTCAAGGGCGACGTGCCGTTCCTGGATCGAGCGCGAACTCCCGAGCCGCGCGCCGATTCGACTCCGCGATCCGACTGACACCGAAACCGGTTCACTACACTTGCTGGTGAGGTGCGACTTGCACCCACACCAAGGAGTGAACATGCGACTGCGAGGAATCGCGATGGAGCCGGGCCGCACGCGCAAGGTCTACTGTGGACCGGCGGCGCTGGCGGCGGTGACGGGCAAGACGGTCGGCGAGTGTGAGCGCCACGTGAACCGCGTGCGCGGCTGGCGCAATCGCCCGGTCCACGGGATGGACGACTACGAGATCGAGATGGCGCTGGCGCGGATGGGGATCCGCACGAGCAGCCGCAAGCGCGAGCGCGAGAGCCTGCTGCGTGCCGGCGAGCGGCTCGATCCGGGGCTCTACGTGGTGACCGTCACCGGCCACTTCGTGGCGCTCGAACGCACCGCGCAGGGCGCCGTGGTGTCCGACACCTACGGCATCCAGCTGCTCAGCCAGCACCCGTGCCGGCGCAAGCAGGTGAAGCGCATCCTACAGGTCGTCGGCACCCAGACGCCGGCCGAGGAGGCGGCGCCCGGGCTGGCGAAGCTCCTGCGCTTCTAGCAGCTCCAGGAACGGTGGGGCTGCGGGGGCCCGTCGGCAAGATGCCGGCGGGCCCTTCTGCTATCTGGCTATCCTGCCGGCGGCCCTTCTGCTATCTGGCTATCCGCGCCGGCTGGAAGGCCTTTACCCCCCCGGATTGAAACCGGGGATCGGCGTCACCTTGCGCGTCGGGATCTGGCCGCGCGTGACCAGCGCGCGGCGCTCGTCGTCGGTGGTGTTGGGATTGCGGAAGGCCGAGCGCAGCACCTCGCTCCGCATGATGCCGATCACGCGCACGCGGTTGGCCGGCGTGTCGGGGAGCCCGAGCTTCTGTAGCTCGATCGGCGGGTCGAGCTTCAGTCGGGCCGAGAGGTCGGCGCGCTTGATGACGGCGTCGACCAGCTTCTGCTGCGCCTCGATCGGTGCTTGGCGGACACCGCTCGCCGCCGCGCGCCGCAGCATCGGCAGCACGATCGCCGAGCGCTCCGCCTTGAGCTGCTCGTACTGGTCCGAGCTGAGCCGCGTGCCGAGCGTCGTCGTGCGCGCCGGGAAGCGGATCAGGGGATCGAGGCCGGGCGCGTCCGAGATGTCCCAGAGCCACTGGTCGAGCGGCTCCTTGGGCTCGGCGTTCCGGTTGCGCACGAAGGCGTTCAGCCAGGACGACGGCGAGTCGTAGGTGCGGCCGAGCGCGTCGTGGAAGGCCGGCTCCGACTTGCGCGTCACGAAGAAGTCCTGGGCCAGCTTCTCCTGGATCGACTCCGGGTAGGCGCGCATCGTCGGGTCCATGGCGCGCGCCAGGAACGCCATGCCGCGCGGGATCAGCATCGACTGGAGGAGGCCGCCGACGAAGGACGCGCGGCGGTTCTCGCCCTCCTGGCCGGCCTGGCGCACGGCGTCGATCAGGTCGGCGATGCCGGTGAAGTAGGGCTGCGCGATCGTGATCGCCGCCGAGGCAAGGAGCGCCTGCTGCGCGAACTGCCCCACGTCCTCGCCCTTCGTGATCGAGGCCGCCAGCTCGGCGGCGAGGCCGAGTAGCTCCGAGAAGGGACTGAAGCCCATGTAGCTCCACCAGTGGCCGCCGACGTTGACCGCGTTCGGCTGCCAGCCGCCCGCGTTCTGGAGCTGGTCGCGGGCGTTCCGGTCCTCGGGATCCTGGGTCGAGAGATGGCCGGCGAGGCCGAGCGAGAGCAGCGGCAGGAAGATCGCAGCGCCGACCGCCTGGCGCGCCAGCGCATCCACCACCTTCGAGCGGTCGCCGCTCCGCAGCTCGCGACCCGACATCGTGTCGGGCAGGAAGGCCGAGAGCTGCGCCAGCCCGGGCGCCCGGCGCGCGGCGAAGCGCGTGATGTTGACCGGCGTCGGCAGGAACGGCACCAGCCACTTGGCGGCCTTGGCGCCCGTGCCCTCGCCAAAGCGCAGCTGGTTCATCTTCTGGAAGGTCGGGCCCAAGACCTCGCGGAAGGTGAACTCGTTGGCGCGGTCGATCGACTGCGCGGCGATTGCCTCGATCTGGTTGCCGACCCGCTCGGGGTGGCCGGCGAGCTGCGCCACGCGCGATTCGTCGAGCGCGAGCGCCTGGTTGGCGAGCTGCTGCGTCCGCTGCCAGCGCGAGGGCCCGACGACGCCCTCGTTGATCGCCTGGCGCGCCGCGATCCGGTAGGCCTCGGCCGTGCGCAGGATCGTCGAGAAGAGCAGGTCGGTGGCGCCGAGGATGCGGCCCGGGAGCCGCACGAAGGTGCCGACCGCCTGCTCGCCGGGCAGGCGCCGGATCCGGGTGAAGGGCAGCGGACGCGCCGCCTCCTGGCCGATCGACTTCCGCACCTGCGCCTCGGTGCCGGCGCGCGAGTGGCTGATCGCGAAGTCCTCGTCGCGCAGCGCCTTGCTCGCAAGCAGCAGGCCGCGCGTGAACCCGTTGGCGAGCCCGACCGTCGCGGCCGCGCCTTCGAGGGCGCCGCGCTTCTGGCCGTCGCCCTTTGCCGCAACCCCGTAGAGCGCGTCGATCGGGATCCCGGCGTAGACCTCCGAGAGATAGGTTCCGAGCGCGAACGAGTTGCCGATGAAGTTGCGGAGCGGCGTCACCGGGTTGCCGAGCAGGTACATGATGCGCAGCTCGACGAGCTTGTCCCACCAGGTCGGCACGTAGGCGTCGCGCACCACACGCAAGACCTTCTCGCGGTCGCTGCCGGCCGCGATGATCCGCTTGATCAGCGCCTCGCGCGCCTCGGGCGCCAGGTGCTCGGTGTCCATCACCCAGGACATCGCGCGCTTCTGGAGCTGCTCGATCTGCGGCATCTGCGTCGCGCGCCGGCCGAGGGCACGGCCCAGCTCGGAGCCGACACCGAGCCAGGTGACGGTCAGCTTGGCGGCCTCCTGCGCGAAGGCCTCCATCTCCGCCTCGGCGGCGCGCTGGCCCGGGCCGTCGCCCGACTGCGCCGCCTGCAGCGCCTTCTGGCGGGCGGCTTCGAGACCCGAGATCGAGCCTTCGAGGAGGTTCGCGTGGCGCACCTGGTAGGCGTCGGGCAGGATCGAGCCGGGCGACAGCTCGCGGAAGAACTTGGCCGAGACGCGGAGCTTCTGCGCCTCCTGCGCCGCCATGTCCTTGCCGCGCACGCCGCGCCGCCAGCTCTCGATGAACTCGGGCCAGCGCTCGATCACGTCCTTCACGAACTCGGCGGCGCCCGGCGTGAAGGCGGTCGTGTTGTACTGGAAGCGCGGCTCCCCGGGCGGCGCGAGCTTGCCGGCCGCCAGCGTGTAGCGCTGCGCGGGGGGCGGCGGCACCGCCTTGACGGGCGCCGTCTGCTCGCCGGGTCTCAGCGTCTGCGGGGCAGGCGTGGGGGCGTAGGCAGCGCGGCCTTCGGCTTCGCGGGCGGCGAGTTCGCGGAGGGCATCATCGACGGCGCCGCGGCTCCGATCTTCGGCAAGCCCGGCAGCCCCGGGAGCGGCGGTGAGGTCGGCGGAGCTACGGAGGGCGCGGAAGGCATCGCCTTCGGCGCGACGATCGTGGGGTCCGCGATCGGAGACGGCGGCTTCTCCGGCAGCGAGGCGGCTCGGTCGGAGGCGACGCCCTTCAGTGCCGACTGGAGCATCAACCACTTCCCCAGGAGCGCGCCCTGCAGCGAGGCGAGTCGGGGGGCGGCCGCGGCGACCGAGGGTGTCGTAGGCGGGGAGGCTATCGACTTGGTCGTTGACCCAGGCTGCGGCGCGGGCGACTTGCTCGGGTGTCTTGACCCCAGTCCGCCCCTGAGCCGAGAGGATCTCCCCTGCATGCGCCAACACCTCCGCGCGTAGGCTGCCGAGCGCGCCGGCTCCCGCCATCCGGTAGATCTGGTAGCCCCAGATCGCGGCCTGCACCTGGCGGTCGGTCCAGCCGAGCCGCTCGGCGGCGGACTGGATCGCGTCGGAAGCGTAGCGCCGCTCGCTGGCGGTGACACTGTCCTTGCCGAAGAAGTACTGCGCCATCCACTGGTCGATCGTCGGCATGTCGCCCGCGCGCGCGGCCATGTTCTGGACGTAGTTGCGCTCCTTCGGATGCTCGCCGATGCCACCGCTCGGTGTCTTGGCGTAGCTGGCCCAGTGCTTGAGGATGTCCTTCGCGGACTTCTCGGCGTGCGCGGCCACGAACTCCTGCACCGCCTGGGTGCCGAGCCCGAGCTTCTCGAACTTCATCTCGGTGGCCGGCACGCCCGCGTTGGCCTGCTCCAGGAACTGCGTGTAGGCCTTGGTGGCGAGCGAGAGGTTCGCCTTGAGCGACGTGTTGCGCGAGGTGTCGGCGACGAGCGACAGGAAGAGCGCGTAGTGGTCGCCAAAGAGCTGGCGGATGACAGGCGCGCCCTGGTCGTACCAGTTGCGGAAGAACTTCCAGTCGTTGGCGCGCGCCTCCAGGAGCTTGAGCGCGCCGGTCGAGAACTCGGGCGAGTCGAGGAACTTGCCGAGCGCGTCCGGGCCCTGGTTGCGCGCCGCCACGTACTGGTCGAGGAGCGTGCGCTGGACGGCGTGCTCGCCTGCCTGCTCGCCGGTCTCGGCCGGCGGCACGCCGAGCGCGCGCAGCGAGCGCTCGATCTCCTCGTCGCTCGCCTTCCGGTAGCTGTCGTCGACCTGGCGCACCGACCAGGGCCGCGTCGTGACACCCTGCTTGTCGGGGTCGAAGCCGAAGGAGCTGCCGTGGCGCTCGTAGAGCTGGGTCTGCGCGCCCGGCGCGAGATTCTGGTCGATGGCGCGCTCGCTCCAGCTGACGCCCGTAATGGCGCCGCGGTCGACGAGGTCGCGGAGCGCGAGCACGACCGACGTGTTGTCGCCGTGGTAGACCGCGTAGACGGTGCCGGCCCCGAAGGTGCGCCGGCCCTGGCCGCGCACCCACTGGCCGAGCGCGCTCTCCTCGGCGACGCGGCCCGGCACGCCCGCGCGGCCGCGCGTCTGCGCCTTGGCGAGCGCCATCGAGTCGGGCGCCATCTCGACGCCGCGCACGCGGTTGCCAACCCGCGTCACGTAGACGAGGCCGATCGCCTTATTGGGATCGACGCCCGCCATGACCGCGGCGCGGATCAAGTTCGACTCTGTCTCGTGGCCCATGCCGAGGAAGCCGACCGACTTCCCGACGACCTCGTGCGGCACCCAGGCGCGCGCGAGCGAGTCGTGCTTCTCGGTGATACCGGGGTCGAGCTTGTAGAGATAGCTCGATGGCTTGGTCTGGTCCTGCGCGCCCAGGCTCCGCTCGAAGACGCGCGCCCGGATCCCCCGCAAGACCTCGGGCGTCACCGGCCGCACCTTCCCGGTCTCGCGCGCGTAGGCGGTCGGGATGCGGAGCTTGCCGACCTCGTCCTCGCGGTAATAGGCGGCGCGCGAGCCTGGCTGCATGCCCGTCTCGATCAGCTCCGGGTACGCCATGAGCCCGTAGTTCCCGTGATCGAGGACGATCCCGTAGGCGAGCTTCGGGACCATCCGCGTCATCACCCGGAAGGCGCTCATGTCGGGGTCGGAGGGATTCGCCCAGCCGGTCGGGTGGTTGTGCATCGAGAAGACGTGGTCGGCGCCCTGGCGCTCGATCCAGTCGTTGACGCTCTGGATCTCGTTGCGGAAGGTCTCGCGCCAGTAGCTCTCGGCCGCGGCCGTGCCCTGGAGCCGCTGGAGCCGCTCCATGCGCGCCTGCTGCGCGGGGGTCATGTGAAAGGCGGAGGCCACGTAGTCGGGCATCTGCGAGCTGACGTGGTAGGTGCCGGTGATCTTCCCGTCCTTCACCGCGATGAACCAGTGGGTCTCGAAGGCGGGATTGCGCAGCGGCTGGAGCACGACCGCCGCCTCGAAGGGCGAGCGCACGGTCAAGCCGCGCACGGTCAAGCCACGCATGCGTTGGAGCTGGTTGCGCAGCCCGCCGGCCAGGAGCTTGACACCGCTCCGTGTGAAGGGCCGGCGCGGCGCCTCCTCGCCCTGGCCCATCGCGTAGCTCTGGTAGCCGTCCTGGTTCTGGACGATCCGGTCGAAGAGCGCCTGCGCCTCTTCGTCGGAGCGGACTAGGGCCTGGTCGGTGTCCTCGCGCCATTCGCGATCTCCGGCGGGGCCTCGATAGCGGCCGGTGGCGGAGGCGCGCTCGGCGGTGTCGCGGTTTCGGGGAGAGAGGAGATCGAGCTGGTCCCAAGGTCCGCGGGCGGACTGGTCGGCGGAGAGGGTTGGCTTGCCGAGGACGGGAGTAGCCCCAGCTTCAGCACCTGCTCCCGCTCCCGGAGGAGCCGCGCCTCGTGCGCCTTCATCCAGAGCGGGCCGTGCTGCTGGAGCAGCTCCAGCCACCAGGTGCGGAAGGGCTCCATCTGGAAAGGAGCGGGCACGGAGGGTTGCGCGATCGGCATCGCTGCCACCGTAGCGCATGAAGACGACATCGGGCCGCCCGTCGCGCGCCGTGTTCCAGCCGGGCGGCTTGTACTGCTCGTCCCAGGGGACGCGGCTCGTCTCGACGAAGCCGAACTGCCCGTAGTACTTCGGCAGGAAGCCGTCGAAGGCGTCGAGTGTCTGGGCGCCTTGCTCGATCGCGTGGACGACGGCGCCCGCGCCGCCGCCCTTGCCGTCGTTGTTGAAGACATTCTGGAGGTCGCCTTCGGGCGAGAGCGCGTAGCCGACCTTCCCGTCCGGCGAGAGGAAGAGGCGATGGCCGCCGAGCTGGTCCGGCGGCGTCGGCGAGAGATAGCCGGCGCGCTTCTCCTGCTCGCCGCGCGCGGCGACGAACTCGTCGGGCGAGGCGGCCCGGAACTCGGCCGGGTTCAGCTCCGGGGTCGACCGTTCGAGCTTCGAGCGCACGAGGAAGGGGCCGTTCTCGTCCTGGCGCACGCGCAGGGGCCCCTCGCCCTCTTCGCCAGCCGGGATCTCCGGCGGCTCTGGGGGTGCCTCGGGCGAGGGGCCCGCGGGCCCGACGTAGCCGCCGAGCGCGCGGAGGGCCCCGCGCTGCGCGCTCGTCATCCTCGCCTCGGCACCGGCCTCTGCCTGCGTGTCCAGGTACTGGCGCCGCCAGGCCTCGGCGGCTTCGAGGGTGGGCGAGCGCTCGGGCTCGCCACGCGTGCCCGGCGGGATCTCGGTGCCGAGGCCGCCGGCCTCGGCCGGAAGTTGGTCGGGTGCCTGAGGCATCCCACCAACAATCCGCCGCTGCCAGTCCCAGATCCGCGCGAGGCCCAGGGAGGAGCGCTCGCCGAGCGTCCGGCGCACGAGCGACTGCTGCTCCAGGCGCATCGCCAGGCGCGCCGCCTCGCGGTTCATCGCCTCCTCGGGCGCCACCTGATCGCCCTGGTTCACGACCGGGAAGAGCGAGCGGATCCGCGCCGCGGCATCGGGTCCGTAGAAGTCGCCGGGCTTCAGCTCCCCGGTTGCGACGCGCTGGATCATGGAGTCGCGCACGAGCTGCACGACCTCGGGAGCGAAGCTCTCGCCGGCCGCGTGGCTGACATCGTTCACGAGCCGCTGGCCGGCCGTGTCGAGCTTCTCGAAGCTGTACGTCCCGTCCTGGACTTGACGTGCTCGGGCCAGCACTCCCTCCGCTGCCGGCCCGAGCACGCCGTCCGGCCCGGCGCCGCGGATCGCGCGCATGGCGCCGAAGCCAGCCGTCATCGCCACCGCCGAGGCGAGATCCTCGACGGTCGGGAGGCGTCCCTGGTAGAGCGGCGCGGCCACGCCGAAGGCACCGACCTCGCCGGCCGCGCGCAGGAGCGGGTTTGCGATCTGGGTGGCGCCCCCGTAGGTGGCGCCCGTGGCGTAGCCCTGGCCGGCCGCCTTGAGGACCGCCCAGGGGTCGAGCTTGTCCTCGTCGATGCCCTGGCGGAGCGCCTCGCGGACGGCATCGGTCGAGCTGAAGAGAGCGGCCGTCCCGCGGATCGTCGAGGTCGCGCGCGTGAGAGCCGAGCCCGCGTCGAGCGAGCCAAGGACGCGCGCCACGCCGCGGCCGACCGCTCCCCCGCCCGTCGCAAGGCCGGCGCCGAGCGCATCGAGAGCCGCGCCCCCGAGCCCGAAGACCGGAAGGTCGCCGCCGAGGGCGCCTGCCGCCTGAGCCGTCGCGTCGAGCGCTCTACCGCCCCAGGATCGCTCGTCGCCCCAGGCCAGGCGGGAGAGGTCGCGCCGGGCATCATCCGCGCGTCTGGCGCGCCTCCAGGCTGCGATGACGTTGTCGGCGCGCTCCTCGCCGGGAAAGGGCAGCGAGTAGCCGAGCGCCGGGATCGAGGCCGCGAGGCCGCTCTTGATGCCGCCGAGGATCCGCTGGCCGAGCCCCTCCTCCTCGGGCGGCGGCACCTGCTGGCGGAGCTGCTGGCGGAGCTGCTCGTCCGGGTCGACCTGCGGCGGCGGGAGCGACGGGAGCCCGAGGTCCGCGCGGAGGTTCGGGTCGCCGTAGTCGGGCGCAGCCCCGAGGTCCGCCGGATCGAAGGGCTGGCTCACGCCGGCATGCCGATCGTCGGGAAGCGCGGAGCCGCACCCCAGGGCGGGAGCGGTAGGCTCGGGAAGCCGAGGATCTGGGGGTTCGCGGTGAGCCCGACCTGCGGGGCCGGGTTCGGCGTCGGCTGGTAGGGCGAGGGCAGCGGCGCGGCCTGGGCCATCCGCCGGCTCGTGCGCGGGGGCGCCGCCATCGAGGAGCCGCCGAGCATCGGCGTGAGCCCCGGTCCGCCCGGAGCCTGCTGCGGCGTGTAGTCGGGCTGCGCCGGCATCGGCGGCCCGCCGTAGGGCGGTGCCTCGAAGCTCCCGCTGGCGCCGCCCTCTTGCCCCTGGATCGTGCCCTGGTCCTCCTGGACGCGCTTCTGGAGCGGCGTCGGGCCCTGGGGCACTCCGGTCGTCTGGCCGCCGCCGAGAGTCCCAGCGCCGCCCTCCTGCGGCATCTGGAAGCCGCCCTTCGACGAGCTGAGTTCCGCCGAGATCTGGTCGAGGATCGCCTTCCGGCGCGCGGCCTCGGCCTGGAGGCGCTGGATCGTGGCGGGATCCGCGCCACTCTGGCGAGCCGCCTGGATCGCGGTCACCGAGTTGATGTAGTCCTGCTGCGCGGTCTCGAAGGGCGTCAGCTTCTGCGGCGCGAAGCCGTGCCAGGGCGCCTCGGGCGGGTAGCCGTAGATCATGCGAGCGCGGTCCTGCGGCGAGAGCGCGGCCGCCGGGCCCTTGCCCTCCTGCAGCTCCTGCGTGCGCACCTCGGCCTCGCTCGGCGGGAGGTTCTGGAGGACTCCCGGGTCGACGCCCAGGATCTGCGCGTAGGAGGGGCCGAGCATCTGGCGCGCGTCGGAGGGCAGCTTCATGAACTGCCCGATCAGCGCCGCGCGCCGGAGCTGCGTCTCCTGCGCCTGCGCCTCCGCCGCCCGCTTGGCGTTCTCGCGCAGGATGTCCATCTGCTCCTGCTGGCGCTGGTCGTCGACGTAGGCCTGGTAGTTGCCGCCGTAGAGGATCGGCAGCGTGAGACGCGCGAGCCAGGACTTGCTCGGGTCGGGCATCGTGTACGGCATCTAGAACCCTCCCGCGATGCTGGCCACGTACTTGAGGACGCCCTGGCCGACGCCACCGAGGGCCCCCATCCCCGAGCCGCCGTGCTCGGCGACACCGCCCGTTCCGAGGAGACCACCCACCAGGTCCATCGTGTCCTTGAAGCCCGAGTTCGGACCGCCCGGCGGGTAGTAGACGTTGCCGACGTTGCCGGTGAGCATCCCCATCGAGCGGAGCGCCGGGGCAAAGCGGTCCTGCTGGCTCTGCGCGTGGAGCCCGTAGGCGCGCGCGAGCGCCTCGTCCTCGATCTGGCGCTGCATGTCGGTGTAGGGGATCGCGAAGGCCGCGGCCTGCTGCGGCATGTTGATGATGCCGGGCGCCATCGCGGCCCACTGCTGCTGGCGCTGCTGCTCGGCCTGGCTCGCCTGGAAGCCGAGCTGGCCGAGCACGTTGGAGGTGCGCTGGTTGATGTCGCCTTCCTGGCGCGTGAGCGCCGGGACGGCGTTCGGGCGAAGCCCACCGAGGATCCCGATCGCCTGATTCGCCCACTGCTCGCGCGAGACCTGCGCCTGGCGCGCCAGCTCGTTCTTCGTCGCCGCCATCGTCGGGTCGAGCCAGGGGTTCGCGATCTGGCTGCCGCCAAGCACGCCCTGCGCGGCGGTGTAGAGGTTCTGGTAGAGCGGGTTCGACTGGACGTTCGCGCCGAAATTCCCGACCTGGCTGGCGAGCTGGCTCGTCTGCGGCGAGAGCTGGCCGACGTAGGCGCCGCGGTTCTGGTAGTAGGGCGAGGTCGTGTCGAAGGGCGTCGGCGACTGGAAGATCGAGTTCGGGCCGTTGAAGGCAGCGTTCTGGAGCTGCCACATGTTGAAGTTGCCGATGCGGTGCTGGAAGGGATCGTCGTAGCGGATATTGCCGCGATCGCCGCCACCACCCCCGCCGCCGCCGCCGCCGCCGCCACCCTTGCCGCCGCCGCCCATCTAGCTCTCCACGGTGCGGCGGATCTCGACGAGACCCGTGCGCCGAAAGCCGTACTTCGCCTCCCACTTCGCGACCTGGCGATGCGGGAGCCGCGTGTAGGCCACGAGCTTCTTCCAGCCCATCTCGCGCGCGAAGGCGTCGCAGGCATGCACGAGCGCCTGGCGCGCTTCGAGCGGCGTCTCGGGCCGCGACCAAAAGAGCAGGAGGAAGCCGGCCTCGGGGACGCGCGCCGGCTCCAGGTACGCGAGCCCCATGAGCCGCTCCGCCTCGTCGGTGACCCGTACGAGCGCCAGGCATGCGCAGCGGTCGAGGTCGCGCAGGCCGAAGCCGTCCTCGTAGGCGCCGAGCTGCTCCAGGATCGTCACCTGGAGGCCCGCGATCGGGCCGCGCTCGGGGACCGGCACCTCGCGCGTCTCCCAGGCTACGGGTAGATCTGACGCCACTGATAGGCTCCCGTCGAGTCGCGCAGGCACACGTAGGCCTTGTCGTCCGCGGCGTTGGTCTGCAGCACGAAGAGGCGTCCGTACTGGGCGGGGGCCGGTGTCGGAAGGGCAGCGCCGAACGCCTCCCAGTATTGCAGAGCGTCGCGGACCAGGCGAAGCCGGTCGACGAGCGCCTGGCGCACCTCCTTCGAGAGCCGCACGAACTCAAGGAGGGTCTTGTCGAGCGTCGCGTCGATGTCGGGGAGCGCCGGCAGCTCGGCATCCGGCAGGCTCGGGTTCGGGGGATGGTCGGCCACTAGCGGACCCCCAAGGGCCGCCACCACCAGGTGACCGAGCCGATCGCCACGCGGCCGGCCACGCGGTGCGTCACGCGGATCGCGAAGTAGCGCGCCGTCAGGTTCACGGGGACGAGGATGCCACGCTCGCTCTGCGAGGCGTCGAGGACGACCGGCCGCGCGTCGCTCCAGGCGACCTCGTTGCGCGCGCCCGAGCTTGACTGCCCGATCTCGACGAAGATCGTCTCGCCGCTCGGCTCCGCGTCGATCTCGATCCAGGCGACGCGCTTGAGACCCCGCGTCGCGAAGTCGGTGAAGGGCGAGGTCGGCTGCGCCACCAGATCCGAGCCGCCCGCGGTGCCGCCGTAGTAGAGCTGCAGGATCGTGCCGAGGCCGCCCGCCACCGAGAGCGGCGCCTGCGCCAGCGTCACCGAGTCGATCAGCTCCGAGTGGGTGTCGATCAGGTCGGTGATCGAGTCGATCGTCGGCGTCCAGCTCTGCGTGAACTGGCCGTAGCCGAGGAAGCCCTCCCAGGGCTCCAGCCAGACGTTGCGCGCCGAGTCCCAGGCGAGCGTCACCCAGTTGAGCTGCTTGAGCGTCGAGATCGGGAGGGCGAGGAGGTAGAGGCCGGTGTCGTTCTGGACCTGCGACTCGATCCGGTAGAGCACCGAGCGGTCGAGCTGCGTCTTGCGGAAGAAGTCGCGCACCGGTCCGCCGACGCGCACCTCGCGCTCGCCGTCGAAGGTGTAGAGGTCGAAGTCGCTGCCGAGGAAGACGACCGCTGCCTCGCGCAGCGTCTGGATCGAGCCCGGCGCCGCGCAGCCGAAGCCCGGCACCACCGGGTCGAAGGCGAAGTCGTAGGGCGCGCCGACCCAGCGCTGGCGGTGGATCGAGCGCGAGCCGAACCAGACCAGGTTCCGGCCGAGCGGCGCCGCGCCGACGATCTGGTCGTCGCTCTGCAGGTCGGTGTACTTGAAGTCCTCGAAGCTCTCGTTGCCGCCCGAGTAGACGAAGGGGATCGTCCAGCGCACGCGGCGCGGGAAGCGCGTCGCTGCCTCGATCGTGTAGCCGAAGCAGAGCGAGTCGAAGAAGGGCATCACGACATAGGCCGAGCTGAGCACCGTCCCCGACTCGAAGGTCGGCTTGATGTCCTGGAAGACCGCGTTCCCTGTGGAACGCTGCACGAAGTCCTTGCCGTTGGCGGCATAGAAGTGCGCGTTCGGCTGGCCCGCCTGGATCGCGCACGCCCACCAGCGGCGCGTGACGGCGACCGAGTCCGCCTCGTTCGCGTAGGGGCGCAGGAAGATGCCGTCGGTGATGTTGCCGCCGACGCCGACGACGGCCCCCCGGTAGTTCTCGGTGAGCGTGAAGTTCCCGGAGTTGTCGCTCGTCGCGACGCGCGTCGCCTTGGCGCGCCCATCGAGCGCCCGGTAGAAGTAGCAGCCCGCGACGACGCCGTTGGTCACGAGCGCGAGCGGGATCGTCGTGTTGTAGGTCGCCGCGTTGGCGCCCTGGATCGTGGTGACACCGGTCAGCTGGCGCGTCAGGGTCGTGAAGCCGGTCGCGTTGCCGCTGCCGTCGAAGGCGACCGTCGCGAGGTCGCGCGCCGTCCCTGCGATCAAGACCTCGTTCAGACCGTCGGCCAGGAGAAAGCGGCGCAGGAGCTGGGTCGGGAAGCCGATCGGGTTCGAGACCTTGCGCAGGAGGAACTGCGGGTAAATGCCGGAGAGCGTCCCGGTAAAGGCCTGCGCGAGCGTCACGGTCTGGCTGGCGGCGCTCCGCGACCAGGACCAGGAGGCGATGTCGAGCCAGCCGGTGTCGAGCCAGGTCGCCGTGTCGGTCGGCTGGTAGAAGCGGATCTGCCAGTTGGTCGCGATCTCGCGGTCGGCGACATCCTGGAAGGCGCCCGAGTTGTGCCAGAGGATCGTGACCGTGGCGCCCGCGATGTTGATCGTGCCCTGGCCCCAGAAGAAGCCCTGCGACTCGGGCGAGAGCGTCGCCGGGACGTAGGTCTGGTAGCCGGGGCCCTTCACGAAGGAGCCGTCCGGCTCGATCACCATGCCGCGCTGCCGCCACCAGCTCCCGTCGGGCGCGCGGTGGATCGGCTGCTGGTGGTTCAGCCCGAAGTTCAGGAGCGGGATCGTGAGCGGCGTGAGATCCGCTTCTTCGAGGTCGGGCGCGACGAGCTTCGGCCGCGCCACGAGCTAGGTCACGCCGGAGACGAGGGCCAGGTAGTAGGTCGTGACCGGCGACCCGCTGCTCTGCCAGGTGAAGCCCGAGGCGGTCAAGCTCGTGAAGACGGTATTCGGGTCGCCGGCCGTCGCGATTGCGAGCGCTGCCGTCTGGCCGAGGCTCGGGAAGAGGACCGCGGTCGGCGTGAGCGGCGGCGTCCCGCTGCCGTAGAGGAGCGCAAAGCGGTGCGTCGCGTCGATCAGCATCTTGATGTAGCCCGAGCCCGAGAGGAACTTCGCCGAGGTCAGGAGCTGCTCGGTCCCATCCGTGCGCACGAGCGGGATGTCGGTCCCCATGTTGCCGAGCGCGGAGAGCAGCAGGTTGATGGCGACGTTCCCCAGCTCGACGCGGCCCGGCGCGGTCGCGGCGCTATTCAGGTAGAGCATCCGGCGGTTGGTCGCGGCCGTGTCGACGCCGTAGATCCCGGCGTTGACGCCGCCCGGCATGTCGAGGATCACGCGGCCGCGCACGTCGAGGTCGCTGTCGTAGCGGCCGATCTCCGCCCAGTTCGAGGCCACGAAGCAGAGGAAGAGCTTCTTCGTGTCGGTCGTGATCGCGAGCTGCCCGATGCGCGGCGTCTTCGTGAGGATATTCGCCTCGGTGTCGACGTAGGCGACCGCCGAGCCGGCCGCGTGGACGCCGTAGCCCGAGAGCAAGCGGTTGGTCGAGCCGTTGTAGTTCATCACGTGCTCGACGGCGAAGACGGTGCGCACGTCGGTGCGCAGCTGGCGCGCGTAGTTGTCGAGCAGGTCGACGGTGTCGATCCCGCCGTTCGGCCGCGTCTCGTCCCAGGTGGTGAGGTCCGCCATCTACCAGCCTCCGCGGCCCCACCAGGGATAGGTGGCGCTGTTCTGGAAGCGGCGCCGGTCGCGCCGGTTGTAGGGCCCGGGCTGCGGCACGAGCCCGATGTCGTCGGGCAGGTCGTTCAGCTTGTCGTCGTTCATCGCGGTGAGGAGCTTCTGCTCGAAGACCGCCACGAAGCGCGCCGCCGTCTCGAAGCGCGAGAGCGCGATGCAGGCCTCGCGGCAGAGGCTATTGCGCACGAGCAGCCAGTCCATGTCGCTGATCGGATCGGAGACGCCGGTCGCGTCGCCGTCGGCCAGCTCGGGCAGCTTGAAGTAGGCATCGAGCTGGAGGCTCAGGTCCGCGGTCACGAACGGGTAGATCTCGATCCAGCGCTGGCGCATCAGTTTCGAGGCGTCCTCGGCCACGATCTGGTCGCCGGCCACCGACTGGAAGTTCGAGTCGACCGGCGTCCAGCCGGTCACGAAGACGTTCGAGCTGTCGACCGAGACGACCTGGGTGATTCGCACGTTCCCGTTGGCGAAGAGGTAGGTGAGCTTCTGGCCGGCGGCGAAGCCAAGCGTCGTCGGGTCGACCAAGTCGGTGAGGAAGGTGTAGAAGTTGAGGCGCTTGGCCGGCGCGTTGTAGATCACCCAGACGGTCGGGAGCGCGTCGGCGCCGACCGGCTGCACGAAGTAGGGCAGCCCCTGGAGCTTCACCCAGATGTCGGGATCGGAGGCGCTGTCGCTCGGGTCGTAGTTCGTCTGCGCGACCTGCCGCTCGACGAGCGGGATCGGCACCATCGTCCCCGAGGTGTCCTCGAAGTAGAGCCCGAAGCGGCTGTCGTACTCCTCGATGAAGTCGGCCGGCAGCAGGATGCGCCGCGTGTTGGCCGGCAGGATGAAGTCGTGGCCGACGAGCGGGTCCACCGGGAAGACGCGCCGCTGCCAGCTCCAGCGGCGCCGCTTCTGGATCTCGGAGCGCGCGTTGTTCGTCCAGGCGCGCTGCCACTCGGTCACCTCGGGGACGGTCTGCTGGAGCGTCTCCAGGGCCTGAGCCTCGATCTGCTGGTAGTCCACCTAGTCGTCTCCGGCGCCGTACTCGTTGCCGATCGGGACGGGGATCTGATGCTCGCCGAGCGCCTGGACGATCGCCCGCTGGCGCGCGACCAGGATACGGATCTTCAGGTGATCCTGCGCGATCCGCGTCTCCAAGGCCTCGAAGCGCACGAGCGCGCGCTGGCCCACGAAGCCCGCCAGCGTCAGGAGGGTGGCGAGCCCCCCGAGCAGGAGCGAGCGGCGCAGCGCGCCATTCACGACCCCTCCGCGGGCGGCGGCTGCGCCCGTTCGCTCTCCAGGAACTTCACCCGGTTGTCGAGGTCGAGGAGCCGGTCGTTGAGCCGGACCCAGCTCTCCTGGCCCTTCTGCACCTCCGCGCGGATCGCGACGAGCGCCTCGCGCTGCGCGTCGAGGAGCTTGACCGCGAGTCCGGCGGTGCCTCCGACCCCGACCGCCAGCACGAGCATCATGACCTTCAGCCAAAAGGTGTCGCCGCCTCGCATGGCTACTGCTTCTCGTGCGCGCCGATGTCGTCGTTCGTCCCGAGCGGTCGCTGCGTGCCGAAGGCATCGCGCTGCATGCCCGGATCGGTGATGCCCTGGTCGATCACCGTGGCGGCGCTGCCGCTCAGCTTGGCGTCGTCCTGCTTGGTCGGGATCGACGCCGAGGTGGCGAAGGGCTTCGTCAGCGCACGCAGGTTGTGGTCCTGGACGCAGGTCGCATTCCCCGCGCAGTTGACGACGCTACATGAGCCCGCGTTCTGATAGGAGAGGTTGTCGCGGAAGACGTTGTTGAGCTGGGTCGGTTGGTTCGTGAAGGGCGACTGCGTGCAGCCGCCGCCGTTCGGGTTCCAGGCCGTGTTCCCGATGACAAGCTGGTCGTGGCCGCTCGGCGTCCCCGCATACTCTTGGACGTTGATCATCCCGTTGCCCGTATCGGTCTGCTCGGCGACGTTATTGCGGATCGTACACCACTGGCAGTTCTTGAGGCCGATGCAGGTGCGGCCGATCGTCTGCTCGCCGGGCACGCCCGCGTTGTGGCAGAAGTTCGACTCGAAGACAGCGTAGCGCCACGGCTCGCCGCCCTGGCCCGCGCCGACGTTGACATACTGAGGCCCCGCCGCGAGCCCGTCCGACTTCACGCCGCCCGGGTCGCCCGCGATGTTGATCGCCATGTCGTTGTCGTAGAAGTAGAGGTACTCGGTGAAGGTGCCGTTCGGGTGGTCGGTCGCGTTGAGATCGTAGGAGGTGTAGAGGTTGCCGTTGGCGATCGTCGAGTTGTGCGCGATTGCCATGTGGTTCGGCCAGGCGTTCCGGTAGACGTGGCCGGTGCCGAAGGTGCCAATCGAGCAGTTAGGCCCCAAGTGGTTGCCGAGCGCGGCGCCGTTCTCCTGCAGCCAGTCGCCCCAGCAGTAGAAGCCCATGTTGGTGGCGCTGTTCTCGACGTAGCCACTGTAGAGGCCGATGTCGCCGCCGAAGCAGCCGCCCGTGTTGGTGGGCGCATCGTGGCAGGCGTTCTTCCAGAGGAGCATGAATTGGAGGTTGACGTTCGGGATGCCGCCCGCGCCGTTATTCCAGTCGATGTCGGCGACGACCTCGCCGGTCTGGAGCTGGACGCCGCCGGTCGAGAGCGCCTTCCCGGTGCCGAAGCCGTAGTCGGCGCCGCCCGAGATGATGGTCCCAGTCGACGCGCTGCCGACCTTGACGTTCGCGCCGCCCGTGTTCGTGAAGGTGTCGCCGCCGCGGAAGAGGCAGCGCGCATGACGCGCGCCCGTGTTGGTGCAGGTCTGGACCGCCGCCCCTAGGTTCGACTGCGTGACGCGCTGCCCCGAGGGCAAGGGGCCGCTCGTGCCGCAGAGCGTGCTGTCGGCCGGGAAGGTGCCGCCGGCCGAGAAGCAGTAGGTCGGCCCGTTGGTCGTCTCCGACCAGGCCGAAACGGTCACGTTCTGGGTGCTCTGGGCGACCGCCCCGTTGGGCGCGCGCACCGTCAGCTGGACGGCGAACGTGCCGGCCTGCTCGAAGATGTGGCCGACGACATAGCCACGCTCGACATTCTTCGAGAGCGGAGAGGAGCCGCCCGCACGCGCGCCGTTCCCCCAGGTCTTCCCGGCGGCGACCGCGTCGTCGAAGACCCAGGAGAAGTCGAAGTCGCGGCTGATATTGGAGGTGAGCCCGGCCCCCGAGGTTCCGCTCGCGTCCGCGTACCAGAAGCACGGCGCGAAGCAGGAGGCGCGGCTCGGCACGAAGCTCGCCGTCAAGCCGCCACCCGCGCTCGTGACCGTCACCGAGACCGGCAGGTCCACGTTGACCGGCGTGCAGGCCGCGCAGTGGACGTGGATCGCGAGCGTGCCGCCGCTTCCGGTGTGGGCGCCGGTCGCGAGGCTCGCCGCGTTGGCGTAGCTGGCGCTCCCCGGCCCCGAGCCGTTGCCGCTGCTGTTCGTCTGGACAACCGAGGGCGTCTCGTCGTTGATGATACTGGCGGTCCAGACTGGCGTTCCGCCCGTGATCGCAACGTTGAAGGCGTCGGCCGCGATCGAGCCGCCCTGGGTGATCGTGTGGGTGAAGCCGCCCGCGGGCGTGACCGTGAGGTTGAAGGTCGGCGGCGCCGAGACGGTGACCGTGGCGTTGACGGTCGCGGTCTGCGGCGTGGCGCAGGTCGGGCAGCTGGCGGTGCAGGTGGCCGAGCTGGCGCCGACTGGGAGCCCGGCTGTGTTGTACTGGAGCGCGATCGGACCTGCGACCGAAGCGCTGGTCGGCGACGGCGCGATCCAGGTCTGATTGCAAGAGAAGGAGACGAGCGCGGTCGTCGAGCTGAAGGCGAGCGTCCAGGCGTCGGCGGCGATTGCCGTCCCGGCGCTCGCGATCGTGTGCGAGAAGGGACCGCCCGACATCGTGAAGGCGGCCGGCGGCGGTGCCGTCCCGGGCACGCACTTGATGAGGACGTAGTCCTTGCTCGGGATCGAGGGCGTCGTGAGCACGCCCGAGCTGTTCGTCACCGCGGCGCCGCCCGGCTGGGCGGTGCAGGAGGCCGTCCCGAGCGCGAGCGCCGTCTGGTCGAGCGTCACCGTCTTCGTGCCGGTCGTCCCGGTATTGGCGACGATCAGCACGATCTCGTGCGAGATGGTGCGCTGGTAGTAGCCGAGCAGGCAGTTGGCTGAGCAGACCGCCTCGCTCCCCACCTTCCAGGGGCCGACGAAGACGGCGTCCGACTGGCCCCAGCCCCAGAGGTCGAGGAAGTCGCGGCTCGCGTAGTAGTCCGCCTCGACGATCGGCGTCTGGATCAGGAACTGCGTGTCGGTGAGATAGGCGTAGGCCTCGAACTCGCGCTGGGCGGCGGCGTTGAAGCCGCTCGGGTAATTGACGATCAGGCTATTCGGGATGCCTTCCCACTCCGAGGTGGCGAAGTGAGTGCGGAAGGCGTCGATCGAGTAGTCGGTGAAGAGGTCCGGCGTCGGCAGCGTCAGCGCGTTGCGGAACTGCTCGCCGTTCACGTGGACCGAGGCGAAGGAGCTGGAGGGCGTCAGCTCGCTATTCGAGTCGTGCGCCATGATGTAGGCCTGGCGCTGCGAGTTCACGAGGAGCGTGCGCACCCGCTTGAGCCAGCTGCGCCGCATGCCGGCGTCGAGGCCCGGCTGGCGCTTGCCGGCGGAGTCGATCCAGGCGCTCGCGTCGTCGAGCGAGTCGATCACCTGGTGCTGGTCGAGATAGACGCCTTGCGCCGGCAGCGCCGCCAAGATCTCGGTGAGGCGCGCGAGCTGGTAGTTCTGGAAGTCCTGGTTGTTCATCGAGGCGAGCCAGCCGTTCTGCGCCGGCCAGCTCCCGTCGGCGAGCACCATGTGGATCGCCGGCTGGATCTCCCAGGCGAGGCGATGGCGCTTCGTCGTCGGATCGAAGGCCGAGACCATCCCGGAACTCCAGTAGGGGAGCCGGTAGACCGGGGGCGTGGCGCTCGCAAAGGACTGGAGGTCGAGCGCGGCCTGGGGCGCGCCGCCGTAGCACTGGTAGTGCGCCTGCGTGCTCGGCCAGGCCGGGTCATCGTTGCCGAGCCCGTCGCAGGGACCGGCAAAGGGGAGATCCTCGGCGCAGAGGACGTTCAGCCAGAAGCCGGCGATCTGGCCGCGCGGGTTCGCGGCGAGCGTGCCGCTCTGGCAGGCGCTACTGCCGACGCCGTTCGGGCTCGTCTGGCGCAGGACCGTGCGCCAGGAGGGAGCGAGATCCTTGACCGGTGTCGCGCCGAAGCTGAAGGCGATCGTGCGCGTCGTGAACGCGGTCGGCGTGCCGTAGGCGAGGAGGTGCTGGGTCACCGTCACATCGCCGCCTGCCGCGCCGCCCGCCTGCGAGACGACCGTCGGGTTCGTGCCAAAGACACAGCCCGGGCACTGGTCGAAGGACAGGTAGAAGGCGCGCTCGCCGTCGACCAGCTCCAGGGCGTTGATGAACTTGCCGTTCGCCCAGACCGTCGAGTCGTTCGAGAGGTCGATGGCGCGGCCCTGGCGGCGGATGTCGGTCGCGCCGTTCGAGAAGTTGAAGGCGTCCCAGTGGAGCGTCTTCAGGTGCGCGTTGGCGTCCTTCACGGTGAAGACGAGATCGACGCTGGTCGCCGTCCCGGCGAGCGATAGGAAGACGCCGCAGAGGCCGTCCTGCTCGCAGGTGATCGAGAGGCTGGCCGTGACGCCGGCAGCCGTGCAGGAGGAGACGGTCACGATGCGGCGCGCGAGCTGGACGCTGCCGCTCGACCCCATGCTCGGGGCGCCGCAGGTCATCGTGGTGCCGTCGACCTTGAGGACCGGCGAGGCGAGGAGCGTCCCGCGCGCGTTCACGTCGACCGGCAGCGGCGAGCTGTTCGTCCAGCGGTAGGTCTTGCCGCCGCTATTGAAGTTGATCGTGAAGTTCCCGGTGCCCTGCAGGGTCAGGCCCGCGTAGCCGGGGAAGATCTGCGTGTCGACGCCGAGCGCGTCGTTGTCGTAGGTGAAGATGCCGACCGCTCCGGCGCCGAGCAGCGCCAGCGGAAGGACGAGCAGGAGCAGTCGCTTGGAGAGGCTCACGGCGCGTACCCCGTGACGACGACCTCGCTGATCCCGATGTTCTGGGTCTCGGTGTCGGCGGCGTCGTCGCCGATGCGGCCGATCGCCAGGGTCATGACCTGCCCTGCCGCGCAGCCGGTGACGGTGACTCCGGTGATCGTGGTCTTCTTGAAGACCAGCGCATTGCTGGCGGTCTGGCTGTCGGTCGCGTTCGTGAAGTTGGCGAGGTCGGAGGAGTCGTAGGCCGAGCTGCCGAAGCACTTGGTGCCGATCGTGAAGCGGACGCCCCCGCCACTCGCCGCCGCCGTCGTCACCCACCAGATGTCGATGTCGATCTTTCCCGCCACGTCCCAGTCGGCCGGCAAGTCGATGTCGGTAAAGAGCGCCGTCAGGTGGGTGCTGCCGTCCATCGTCGCGAAGCCGTCCTTCGCGAGATTGGTGGCCGTCACCGGGAAGCAGGTCTGCGTGGTGACGGTGTAGTTCCCGACCGTCGAGCTGTTCCAGCCGTTGAGGGCGGTCGTGCCTACCTGGCAGCGCGCCACCGGGCCGCGCCAGAGCACGAGCTTCCGCGCGCCGTCGAGATACCAGGTATTCGCGGCGCAGCGCACAGCGATCGTAGTCGAGCCGCCGTTCGCGACGTGGTAGGCGTCGGGGGCATCGGTGATGCGGCCCTTGTCGCCGTTGTTGCAGGTGGAGGGCCTATTGGCGTACGTGAAGCGCGGCCCGGCCTGGCCGGCCGGACCGGTCGTGAGCGCGAGCGCCGGGCTCGCCAGTAGGAGCGCGAGGGCCGCCGCGAGGCTACGGAGTCGGGACATTGATCCTGCCTTCCTCGTAGGACTCAGCTTTCGAGCCGGCGAGCGACGAGTTGAAGTTGATGCCGCCCGAGGCGATGTTCGCGTCCCCCGAGCCGAACGCGTTGCAGGTATTCGACGCGAACAGGAAGCCCTGGTTGAACATGTTGGCCTCGAAGAAGACCTGCTGGTAGTTCGGGTTGTCGTCGGGCGTGTAGACGAAGCAGCCGTTATTGCCCGCGTTGCGGACGATGTTGCCGCTAAAGAGCACCTGCGAGATGCCGGTGCCGTTGCTCGCCGTGTACGAGTTCCCGGTCGTGTGGTCGTTCGAGCCGCTTTGCTGCTCCATCCTCACGTGGGCATCGCGCTGGTCGGTGTTCAAGAGGAAGAGATACTGATCGCCCTGCGGGAACTCGTTCTGCGCGATGACGGCCGAAGTCTGGCCCAAGCCCTGGTTCAAGAGGAAGTAGAGCTGGAGGCCGATGTTCGGGCTCGTGGCGGTCCCGGCGATCGACTCGAAGCGGTTGCGCGCGATGATGGCTTGGCGCACGCCCGGCTGGATCGCGAGGAGCGTCCCCGAGTTGCCCTCGAACCAGTTGTCCAGGAACGAGACGAACTTGCCGAGGATGTAGACGACCGCGCCGTTGGCATTGGCGCCCGCCATCGCGTTGCGCAGGAAGCTATTGCGCTCCCAGACGACGCGGCCGCCGAAGCACTGCACCAGCTCCTGCGAAGCGCCAAAGCGGCCCTGGTTGTCGCGGACCGTGTTCTCGACCAGGTTCTGGCCCTGCGTGCAGTCCATCGCCGCGCCGAGCTTGTTGTAGGCGATCGTATTGTGGGTGAACTCGGTGTTGTAGAGCAGGCCGCCGTTGCCGTCGACGCAGGCGCCGCCCGAGCGCACGCTGCAATTCACGAAGGCGTTGTCGTGGACGCGCAGGTCGACGCCGCTGTTCAGGCCGATCTGCGCCTTGGTGTCGCAGGAGGCGTCCGCCGAGTCGCTCGCGATCGTGGTGAAGTTGATCGAGCTGGCCGGGGTCGCGGCCTGCGAGTCGTAGCAGCCGTGGCCCGAGGCGCCCTTGCCGAACCAGTCGCTCGGCTCGAAGGTGATGCCGGCGACCTCGGCGCCATGGACGAGCCGCGTGATGTCGACCGGGCCGCGCACCGAGCTGCCGACGATGCCGCTGCTGGTGCCGGTTCCGAAGGTCGGAAGGCCGCCGCGCGCCGCCACGAAGTCGGTCAGCAGCGCCGAGTCACCGGCCAGGCCGGGTGACGACTCGAAGCTCACCCACTTGCCGCAGCCGTCCGCCGCGGCGCAGGCCGCACCGAAGCCGCCCGGTGGCGGCGGCAGCGAGCGCCAGTGGCCGGAGCCGTCGCACATGACATCGCGAGCCATGGCGGTAGCAAC